AGCGTTGCCCGTTCTGTGGCGCCGTGAACCCCATGGGTCCCGGCCGTCCGAGCGCCGTCAACACCACGCATCTGTATCCGCAGGACGTGGTGGAGGTCGAGGCGCCGTTGGACCCGGGTGCCGTGAAGCTCCCCGAGGTCGCCGACCCGAACATCCCGACCAGCTAATGGGCCTCAAGATACCCCGGCGATTCAAGCTCGCCGGGCGTACCTGGACCGTCAAGCGGCGGAAGTACAAGAAGCGCTGGCTGGGCCAGACGGACGGCGCGCGCTGCACCATCAAGCTGAACTTGGCGCACAACCACTCGGCCGCCGAGCTCGAGCACACGTTCTGTCACGAGCTGATGCACGCGATCGGCTTCACGATCGGCTCCAACAAGCTGATCAACGACGAGCAGTTCGTCGACGCCGTCGGCGGGTTACTCGCGCAGGCCTTGGAGGATCTGTGAGCCTCGACAAGGACTACCCAAACCGCAAGGACAAGCGGTCGCCGTTCCACGGTGCCCGCGCGGTCTCGCGTGCGTGCCGCCACGGCGGCCGCTGCGAGCGCTGCTCACGGGGCCGGCAGCACGCCAATAGGCGGCGAGAGCCGCTGGAGGATCTGTGACCACCAAGAAGTACCTATGCCCGCGTTGTAAGACGGGGATGATGCGCAAGAATGGCAAGACGCCGACCGGCAAGCAACGCTGGATCTGCGACCGCCGCGAGGGCGGCCAGCGCGCCGACTGCTACGGGACCACCAACCCGACCGTGCCCGCGGTGCGCGATCAGCGCGGCAACCGCCACGAGGGCGCGGCCCCGAAGGTGTTCACGCGCAAGCTGAACTCCAAGACTTTCGTCATCACCGCGGCGCAGAACGCGACGCCGGTGCACGCCAAGTTCTTCACAGCGCTCAAGCACTACGCCGACGTCAACGATGCCGAGCTGATCGTGATCCCGCTGCGCTACAAGAACCCCACGAGCGCGTGGACGGCGAGCCAGGAGAACGAGGAATCCTGGTCGGCCGAGACGACGCCGTTCCTGTACAACGCCCGCAAGGCGCTCAACGAGAACGTCGTGCTGCTCGCGGACATCAAGACGCAGCCGACGGCGAGCTCGCCGTTGACCGGATACGAAGGCCTGAGCCACGGCGAGTCGTGCGTGCTGGGCCACACGAAGCTCCAGATGAAGGTCGTGCCGACGCCGCACCACAAGTTCCCGAAGATGATGACCACGACCGGCGCGTGCACCATGCCCAACTACACGGACAGCAAGTCCGGCAAGCTAGGCGAGTTCCACCACACGCTGGGCGCCGTCGTCGTCGAGGTGGCGAGCCCGAAGACGTTCCACCTGCGCCACCTGAACGGATCCAAAGAGACCGGGGAGTTCACCGACCTCGGCCGCGAATACGGCCCCGGCTACTCGAAGGCGGGCCGCCGCCCGCTGGCGCTGATCATGGGCGACACGCACGTGGACTTCATCGACAAGCAAGTCGAGGAGGCCACCTTCGGCAGGGGCGGCATCATCGAGGTGATGGACCCCGAGGTTCTGGTGTGGCATGACCTGCTGGACTCCTACGCCGTCAACCCGCACCACCGCGGGAACCCGTTCATATCGATGGCGAAGCGCGCCCACGGGCGGGACAACGCCCGCGACGAGGTGCTGCGCGCGATCGAGTTCGTCAACAAGCACACGTCGAAGACGCGGCAGTCGGTGATCGTCTCGTCCAACCATGACGACATGCTCGCCCGCTGGGTGCGCGACACCGACTGGCGCAACGACCCGACGAACGCCGAGTTCTACCTTCGCACCGCGCTCGAGATGGCCCGACGGATTCTTCTCGACAACCATGGCACCAGCTACCCGAGCCCCTTCGGCTACTGGTGCGGGCAGTGGGCGAAGCCCGGCGTCAAGTACCTGGCCGGGCAGTCCTTCGCCCTCGCCGGCATCGAGCTCAGCATGCACGGCGACCTCGGCCCGAACGGCGCGCGCGGCTCGGCCAAGAACCTGCGGCGCATCGGCGTGAAGTCCGTTATCGGACACTCGCACAGCCCCTGCATCGAGGAGGGCTGCTACCAAGTCGGGACCAGCACGGCGCTGAAGCTCGAGTACAACCTCGGGCCGAGCGGCTGGCTCAACACGCACTGCCTGCTTCACGCGAACGGGAAGCGGCAGCTGATCACCATCATCAATGGAGAGTGGCGCCTATGACCTTTGGGGATACGGTCAACGGTTTGTTCGAGGGGGCGGGGGCGTTCTTCATTTTCCAGTCGGTGCTGAAGCTGCGCAGGGACAAGATGGTCCGCGGCGTAAGCTGGCTGCACAGCGGCTTCTTCGCCGCGTGGGGCTACTGGAACCTGTTCTACTACCCGGGCCTGCATCAGTGGCTGTCGTTTTGGGGCGGCGTTGGCATCGTCACGACCAACACCCTTTGGCTGCTCCAGATCATCTACTACACACGCAAGGAGCGCTCTAGTGCCAAGTGAGAAAGACCGTTTCGACGGGGACAATTGTTTCATCTGCGTGAACCGCGACGGCCGGCGGTTTCACCTCTACAACCTGGAGGACATCGACGAGATCAACATCCTTGACGTGGCCAACGCAATCTCGAAGCAGGTCCGCTGGATGGGCCACTTGAAGGGCGACTGCTGGTATAGCGTGGCGGAGCACTGCGTGCTCGTCGCCCGCCTGGTCAAGACGATGGGCGGGTCCGTGGAAGACCAATTCGCGGCGCTGATGCACGACGCGAGCGAGGCCTACCTGGCCGACATCGCGGCACCATTCAAGCGTGAGCTCGGCGCCTACTACGAGAAGGAAGGCCTTATCACTGCGCGGCTGATGCGTCGGTACAGGATCGCTGAGTCGATGCCGAAGATCGTCCGCGACGCCGATTGGATGCTCCTCTGGATCGAGGCCCGCGACCTGCTCGTGGACGACATCGCCATCTGCCGTCCCTGGGTCGGCTTCGCCGAGTGGGGCGAGCGCGCCCTGGCCACCGACGTGAAGACCTTTCAATGGTCCCCGCCCAAGGCCCGCGAGGAGTTCCTCGCGCTGTTCGATTCACTGTCCCTTCAACGCAAGCTCTGAGGAGGAGCCATGACCACAAAGACCAAGTACCCCGACAACAATCCGAAGACCGCCCACGGCGCCGCGAAGACGCCGCTCGACCTCGTCCCGACGGCGCTGATGCGCGCGGCGGCCGAGGCCTTCAAGAACGGCGCCAGCAAGTACGGCCCGTACAACTGGCGCGACGCCAAGATCAGCTCCAGCGTCTACTACGCCGCGGCGCTGCGCCACCTCCACGCATGGTGGGAGGGTGAGGACATCGCGCCCGATAGCGGCGTCCACCACCTCGGCCACGCGGCCGCCTGTCTTGCCCTGGTCTTGGATACAATGGGCACCGAGTATCTGAACGACAACCGGCCCAAGAGGATCCACTTCAATGACGCCCGAGGGGAAGGTGAAGACTCGCATCCGCGAGGCACTCAAACGGCGAGCGGCGTACTGGCACATGCCCGTGCAAAACGGGATGGGAAGCCCCGCGCTTGATTTCCACGTCTGCGTACCGGTCGAGATCACGCCCGAGATGGTCGGGCAGACGATCGGCCTGTACGTAGGCGTCGAGGCCAAGGCGCCCGGGGGCCAACCGACACCCCGCCAGCTGAACACGATGGCAGAGATCGCGGCAGCTGGCGGGAAGACGTTCCTGATCGACGGGGACACCACACAGCTAGAGGAATGGGAACCGACCTATGACAGATCGCAACGTGATGATCGACATCGAGACCCTGAGTCAGAGGAGTGACGCAGCAGTAGTGAGCATCGGGCTCGCGGCGTTCGAGCTCGAGAAGGGAGTGACCGATACCCAGGAGATCCTGATCGACCTGAAGCAGCTCGCCGGGCACATCAACCCGGAGACCGTCGCCTGGTGGATGGGTCTCGGCAAGAACGCCCCCGGCCCTGAGGCCCGCGAGGCTACCTTCGGCGGCCCGCTGGAGTCGAGGGTTAGCAACTTGGTCGCGGCGCAGCAGCTGCGCGCGTTCGTCGAACGCAACGGCGGCGACAAGGCGCTGGTATGGGCGAACAGCCCGAGCTTCGACCTGGTGATCCTGCGCAACTGGTTTCGCGCCGGCAACCTTGGCGACTTCCCGGTGATCTACCGCAACGAGCGCGACTGCCGGACGGTGTTCGCCATCGGCCGCGACTTCAGCATCGACACGTCGGCATGCTGGGGCGGCGGTGCCGCGCACCGTGCCATCGACGACGCGTGCAACCAGGCTCGAGCGGTTCTGAAGATCATGACCGAGCTGCACGAGATGACGTACGCACCGGCGGCGGCGGGTCTGGCATGAAAACCGCCAAGCCTGAGCGCAATGCTTCACTGGTCGCCGACCGCGACGGGGGGGCGACGTTTGTTTCGCTGGCGCTGAAGTACAAGATATCGATGGGGCGCGTCCGCGAGATCTACTATGGCGCCAAACATCGCGCCGATGCTGCCGAGGGTATTAGTATTGTAGACAGGCCGGTGGTGTGACATGAACACCGCGACGGTCTTCCCGCGGCAGCGCTCCGTCGTGCTGCCGTTCCGCCCCGACATCGAGAACCTGCTCGGCCCCAGCACGGCTAAGCGGTTCGAGGTGAAGGGCAAGTGGTGGCTGGCGCTGCCGCACGACCTCGACGTCGTGCGCCTGCTGCGCAACCACGGGGAGACCGTCGACTCTCCGATCCGGCATTACTACAATTGGCCGGGGCCCGCGCCGTTCGAGTCGCAGATCATCACGGCGGATATGCTCAGCACCTCGGCAAGAGCCTATGTGCTCAGTGAGATGGGCGTCGGGAAGACGCGCGCCGTGCTGTACGCATACGACTTCCTGCGGCAGATGGGCGTGGTCCAGCGCATGCTGATCGTTGCCCCACTGTCGACGCTCGTCGGGGTCTGGATGAACGAGGTCTTCGAGGTCTTCCCCCACCTCGAGCCCGTCGCCGTCTGGGGGGACGCACGCAAGCGCCGCAAGCTGCTGGCCCACAACGCCGACATCTACGTGATCAACCACGAGGGTGTCGCCGTTGTGCAGCAAGAGCTGCTCGCCCGCAAGGACATCAACGTGATCGCGCTCGACGAGCTCGCCGCCTACCGCAACAAGCAGAGCCGGCGGTGGAAGTCGGTGATGCCCATCGTCCGCCCCGCCAAGTTCGCTTGGGGCCTCACAGGAGCGCCTACACCGAACGAACCGACCGATGCCTATGGGCAGGTCCGGCTCCTGACCCCGGAGCGCGTCTCGTACAGCTTCAAGGCGTTCCGTGAGCTGACCATGCAGCAGGTGTCGACGTTCAGGTGGATCCCGCGCGCCAACGCCAACGACGCGGTCAAGGCAGCGATGCAGCCCCAGGTGCGCTTCGTCCGCAAGGAGTGCTTCGATCTGCCTGAGACGACGTACAGCACGCGGTCCGTTCCGATGGACCCGCGCGCGGCCGCGCCGTACAAGAAGATGCTCGATGACCTCTCGGTGCTGGTGCAGAGCAAGCAAGTCACCGCGGCGAACGAGGGCGTCAAGCTCTCGAAGCTGCTGCAAATCTCGGCGGGGTTCGTCTATGACGCGGACGGCAAGGCGCAGTACGTCGGCGGCGCCGGGCGGATCAGAGAGATCTTCAACCTGGTCGAGCAGTCCTCGAACAAGGTGATCGTCTTCGCGCCGTTCACGTTCTATGTGCAGTTGCTATTCAAAGCCCTGGCCAAGAAGTTTCCCGCGGCCATGGTGCACGGAGGCGTCCCCAAAGTGGAGCGCGACATCACGTTTCAATTGTTCCAGAAGTCTCTGGAGCCTCGCGTGATTGTGGCACACCCAGGGTGCATGTCGCATGGCTTGACTCTGACCGCGGCGGACACGATCATTTGGGCCGCGCCGATCACTTCACTTGAAATCTACGAGCAGGCGAATGCTCGGATCACGCGCGCGGGGCAGAGGCATCAGACGTACATAGTCAACATCGAGAGCAGCGCGGCAGAGCGCCACGTCTACTCTCGTCTCAAGAGGAAAGCGAAAGTGCAGGGTGCCCTGTTGGAGTTATTCCAGCAGGACACGGCCCAGCTCGAGGGCGACCCCAGCGGTCACAGTCGAGACGGGGATCAGGCGTGAGTGCCCCGGTGCATAGAAAACCGCGCCAGTTAGGGTCTGCTTTGCCTACGGGCGCCTCCGAGTGGATGACCTAGCCGCCGACGCCGGCGACGCCGGCGCGGCGTTAACCGACTCTCAACGTGTAGGAGGAGATCATGGCAGTAGAGATCAATCGCATCATCGAGGGCTACCTGGCCCTGCGGAACCAGAAAGAGGAGCTGGCCCGCAAACAGAAAGAGGAAATCGCCCCGCTGACCAAGAAGCTCGACAAGCTCGAGAACTACCTGCGGGCGTATCTCCAGACGTCCGGGCTGACCAGCGTCGGCGACAAGGAGATCGGCACGGCGTTCCTCGAGACCCGTGTCGAGGCGAAGGTCGCGGACTGGAGCGCGGTGCTCGCGTGGATACAAGAGACCAACGCTTGGGAATTCCTGGAGCGCCGCGTCTCGAAGGGCGTCGTGAAGGACTACATCGAGGCGCACCGCGAGGTGCCGCCCGGCATCGCGGTCGAGCGAGAGATCGTGTGCCGCGTGAGGAAGTCCTGATGTCCAGCATATCCATGTCGGCGACGCTCACGGACACGTACATCCTGGCCCCGCGGCAGTACGGTACGTGCTGGTCTTGGACGGTCAGCGGCGGCGTACTCGGCGACCGGCGCACTCACAGCAGCTTCGGCTCGGCGGTCAACGACCGGCAGGCGTATAGCAGCGCCGTCATCGCGCACACCTTCGATCCAATCACGGCGATCAGTCTAGGCCTGATCACCATCCCCGAACTTCGGGGCCACTACCCCGATGGTTTCATTGCTCTGCTCGAAATGCTCAAACCACAGTAAGAGGATCATATGTCCAACAATCAAATGGTTACCTTCCAAGAGAACGACGGCGCCGCACTGGCTCCCGAGTTCATGCCCATGGTCCAGGACGGCCTGGCCAACGACCTCAGCGAAGGCGTCGGCGGCGGCTATGCCGTCGTGTCGATCCGCGCCGGCAAGTTCCGCGTCAAGCACAAGGGGAACGAGTTCCCGATCACGAACGACCGCGGCGACCCCGTCGGCTCGATCGACGTGGTGCTGGTGCGCGCCAACGCCCACATCACCAAGCAGTTCTTTAGCAAGCCGTACGACGAAGGCGACGCGGCCGCGCCGGACTGCATGTCCCTCGATGGCGTCACCCCGGTGGCGAACGCCCCGTCCCCGCAGGCCAGGACCTGCGCGGTCTGCCCCAAGAACGTGTTCGGCAGCGCGCCCCCGCGCAACGGCGTCGCGTCCAAGGGCAAGGCCTGCCAGGACAACCGCAAGCTGGCGATCCTTCCCCTCGACGACCTCGCCAACGAGGCGTTCGGCGGCCCGATGCTGTTCCGCGTCCCGCCGACGGCGCTCAGCGACCTGGCCCAGTTCGGCGCGGCGTGGAAGGCCCGCGGCTATCCGTACAACGCCATCGGCGTCCGTATCGGCATGGACCTCGCGGCGAGCTACCCGAAGCCGACCTTCACGGCGATCCGCCCGCTGCGCTCCGACGAGGCCCAGAAGGTCCTCGAAGTCATGCACACCCCGATGGTCGAGAAGATCCTGAACGACCATGACGGTTCGACCGGCGCTCCGGTGCCGGCCGTGGTGGACGGTCCCGCTTTCGAAGACGCCGCCGCGGAGGCCGAGTCGCGCGCCGCGCCGCCCGCTCCGGCCCCGGCACCCGCCCCGCAGCCCGCTCCGGCCACGGCACCTGCTGCCAAGGTCGTGTTCGGGAAGCCGGCCGCCGCTCCGGCGCCCGCCGCGAGCACAGCCCCTCCGGCTGCGCAGGTGCCCGTCCAGGGCGCGACGTTCGGTAAGGCGAAGGTGGCACAGGCCCCGGCCGCTCCGGCGGCTCCTGCGCCCGCACAGCCCGCCAAGCCGCGTGCGGCCCGTAAGGCCGCGGCCCCCGCCGCTGCGCCGGCGCCGGTCGTGGCTACCGTGGTCGAGGAAGCTACCGAGGAGCCGTCCCCGCCGAACGCGGACGCGGACATCGAGAGCATCCTCGCGGAGCTCGGTCAGGTCGCAGGCTAAAGGCCAACAGTGCGACTAACAAAAATCGCCGCGACGCCGGGCTGGAAGGCCAAAGCCCAGCACGACGTCGCCTGGGACGATGTTCCTCAGTGGTTTGCAGAGCAGTACAGTCCGCCGCCGGCGAAGGGTGCCACACCCCAAGTCGGCGGCGGCTGGTCCGCTCTCGACTACGACATCTCCAAGCCGCTTGCGGGGCAGAGCAACGTAGACCGGACCGCGCTGGTTCTCGACTACGATCGGGATTGCCCGATGACAGCCGAGATCAAGGCGCGACTGCTCGAGCGATGGCCAAACGCTTGGGCGTCTTACTCCCGCTCCGGCGGGCTGAGGGTTATCTGCGACGAGGAGCGTCGCAGCAAACAGGACAGCAGAGCGCTGATCGCAGAGTTCGGCGCTGACACCAACGCCCGCGAGGGGATCTGGTGGTTCGGCGGTACGGGCGACACCGTGCCGCTTTTGGACATGAATCCAATGCCGGCGGCCGCGCAGGTTGCCACAAGACCTACGATCGCACCCCCACCCGCTACCCTGGTATACCCGGGCGGGGCTAGTTTCCTGGACCCCACACCGCAGGGTGCTGTCGACCCGGCGGTGCTCGCGCAGATGTCCATCGGCGGGTTGGAGATACCGCCGCCGACGATCGGCGAGCTGCGTTCGCTGGTCATGTCGATTCCGGCGGCCGATGCCGACCCGCGCGAGAGCTGGGTCAAACTCGGCATGGCGCTGCACAAGGTGACCAACGGCAGCGCGCAGGGGCTGGACCTCTGGAAAGACTTCGGGAAGCAGAGCGCCAAGTATCACGAGGGGGTGCACAACCAGCAGTGGGCGTCGTTCAAGACGGGCAAGGCCATGTCGGTCGGGCTCGCAACTATCATCGCCATGGCATCCATGAACGTGGCACCAGCGCAGCCAGCTGCAGCTCCGCCGGCCGCGAAGGCCGCGAAGCCCGCCGCGCCCCCGAAGCCATCGGCGAACGCACCGCTGAAGCAGCAGATGCAGCAGGTGGCCAAGAACGCCCTGGGCGGCAACGGCACGGTCTCTGAGGACGTCGCCGCTGAGAACGCCCTGGTCGCTAAGTACGTGTTCGTCCGCGAGCTAGACCGCTACTTCGTCCGCGGCGAGCTCAAGCCCGTCTCGCGGGAAGCACTGCGAGACCTGGAGACAAGCAATATGCCCCAGGTGAAGAAGAACCCGCTGGACCCCGTGAAAGTGCTGCGGGAATCCAAGAAGGCTATCCGCTGCGGCAGCCTGACCTACGCGCCCGGCTCGAACGAGACCGTGGTCGAAGACGGAGAGCTGTGCCTGAATACGTGGCGGGACCCGCATATCGCGCCGGTCACTCCCGACGCGGACCAGACGGCCCTGATCGAAGCGCTCTATCTCCGCGTCGTCGATGACCCGGCGGTGGCCGAGTACCTCCGGATGTGCATGGCCTGGCTGTGTCACAACCCGACGGGGCGGCTGCCGTTCGCCTCGCTGCTCACGGGCACGCCGGGCTGCGGCAAGTCGACGCTGTTCGAGATCATCCCCCAACTGGTGTTCGGCACGAGCAATGTCTCGACGCCCACGCCACAGGAGGTCGAGAGCACGTTCACGGACTGGCTGCAGCGCGCCCGCATCGTCAGCCTGGCGGAGCTCCACCTCGCCAACCGCCGCGACGCCGAGGGTCAGTCCAACCGGATGAAGTCGCACATCACCTCACCTCGGCTGCGGATCATCCCCAAGGGGCTGCCGGGCTTCTCGCAGCCGAACCGGATGACGCTGTTCGCGACCAGCAACTACCGTGCGGCGGTGAGCCTGCAGATCGGCGACCGCCGCTGGTTCGTCCACCACTGCGACGTGCCGAAGTTCACCGACGCCGAACGGAGCAGGTATTACGGCAGCTTCCTCAATCACAAGAGCGCCCCCGGCATCCTGCTCGGGTACTTCCTGTCGCTCAACGTCAGCAAGTTCGATCCCGTGGAGCCGGTCCGCACGACGGCCCACAAGCGGCTGATCAACGCGTCCTTCCCGACGCCGATACAGACGCTGCTCGACGCCTTCAGCAACGGCGAGCTATCGCCCAAGCTGTTCACGCTCGAGCAGGCGCGCACGGTGCTCTCGGCCAGCGGGATCAAGGATTGCTCCACAGCCCTGGTCGGGCAGTGGCTGCGGCACGACGGGCTGCAGATCAGGGAGATCGGCGGGCGCCCGCGGCTGGTGTCCGGCGGGCTGCGCACGAGAACCTACACGCTGTCGCCGCACTGGAACCCGTCGCTGCCCGAGATCCGGGCCGAGTACGCGACGCAGGTGGCGGCGGTGTTCGCGACCGCCGCGGCCGGCGGGCGCAAGGTCTAGTAGCCGATCATTATGAAGATGACGATGTCACCGGAGTTAATCGCGCCGGAGAGCGTGCAGCTCGTGGTGGTCTGAGACGTCTGCCTCAGCACCTGGGCGAAGCTCGCGGCCGTCGCGTCCATGACAAGGCAGGTGTAGCCGTTCGGCGCCGGGGATCCCTCGGTAAGCGTGATGTTGCACGTGGCCGTGGTGTTGACCGTGAACTGCCCCGCCGTGCTACCACCCTTGATGTTCGCGATCGTGCAGTTGCCGCTGGTGATCGACTGCACCGGGCTACCGTCGACGAGCTGGCCGTGTATGGTCTCGAGGCCGGTCGACGGGTTGTAGCCGTAGTAGACAGCGGCGCTGGCGGACATCACCACCGCGCCGACAATTCCCAGCAATATTCCTGCCAGCAGTCTCATGCTCAGTAGTCTAGCATCTTCTGCAACTTGGGATCCCTCGGCACCTTGCCGCGGACCTCAGCTTCGGTCCGGACGTTCATCTTGCGCTCACGCACGAAGTCCTTGGCCGAGATCGCGTAGGCCGGGTTGCGATGGTTGAACGACGCGATGTCCGCCGAGACACCCGCGTACCCGCCCTTCACCCAGCGGTCGACCAGCGCCTTGCGGGCGGTGGTGACCTTCTCGTGATACTCGATCGACACACCCTGCTTCTCCTGCGAGCGTGCCTCGGACGACGGCTTGAAGCCGATGAACCGAGTGGCCGCCGCACCCACCGAAGGATCCACGACGCGCGCGCCGTGCGAATCCGTCTTCCCCACCAGCAAGTGCCCAGCCTTCAGCCCGTCCTGAACCATCTTGATCGGGACGATGCCGGCGATCGCCTCGAAAATCTCGCCCTCCTGCATGCGCTTCTGGAAGCCCGTGATCTGGTCCGAGACGTACTTCGGCATCGGCCCAAGGAGAGACGCTAGGAACTCCGCACGCTTCTCCCACGAGGAGCCGAGGAGGTCCGGCGGTTCGTGGAAGAACAAGTCCGCGAGGCCCATACGACCGGACAGGTCGAAGCCGAGGGCGCGCGGGACGCCGCGCGACACCATCTCACCCACCGACTTTCCGAGGTGCTCCGCCATGAAGGCGTCGATCGCGTGGTTGATATCGTGGTATTCATCATCGTCGCTGAACATCTTGTTCCAGGCGTAATACGCCAGCCGAGCGGGCTCGAGGATCATACCCTTCGAGACCCCCGCCAGCACGGCGGTCGCGAGCATCACGCCCGCCACCGTCTTCGCCGACTCCGCCCGCGTCTTCGCGCCCGGCGGCAAATCCATCGTCGTCATGTTCTTGATGTTCGAGTAGAGCAGGTGCGCCATGCCCTGCGTGTACGTGCGGAACATCGTCACCGAGTTGAACCCCGGGATCCTGCTCACCGCCTTGAACGCGCGGGGCTTGTTGCCGCCGCTGTAATCCATGTGCGTCTCGCGCACGAAGTCCGCCGCCTGGTAGACGTCACCCTTGGTCATCTCCAGCGCCGTGAGCGCCGTGCTGATCCGGTTGAACGTGTCGGCCATGTGCGGCAGGAGGCGCGCGTATTCGAAGACGCGATTGACCAGCCGGTTGTCGCCGCGACCCACCGTGGCGAGCTCGTTCGAGAAGCTCGTCGAGATCGCGCCGCGATCCATCAGCTGCCGCAGCGGCGAGTTCTCGCCCTGTGCCCACTTCCCAAACCGCTCGCTCTTGCGCACCGCCTGGATCACCGCCTTGGTGATGTCAGTGGCGCCGTGCGTGCCCGGCTTCAGGTGCGCGAGGATCGCCTCGCGGAACGCCGGCCCAGCCACCAATCCCATCGACGCACCCATCGACCCAGCCGCGCGCCCGCCCCAGCGGGACATCGCCACGGGGATCGTGGTCGTGAAGTTCTGCGTCATCCAGATGAACGCGTGGCTCGGCGACGCCAGGTAGTTGGCGAAGCCCAGCTTGGCGATCGCGGCGTTGAACCCGGACCGCTTGCCGTACTGCGCAGTCTCCTGCTGCAGCCGGTGGTTGAGCTCGTTCAGCACTTCGCCGCGCATGTACGTAGCGTGCTGGCCGATGTCGCGCCCGCGCGCGGTCTTCATCGTCAGGCTGGGGTCTTTCACCGCCGCCCGCACCTTGCCGAGGGCTTCACCCTTGGCGAACACCGAGTGCATCTGCCCCGTGTGCCACGCCAACGACTGGGTGTGGTCCGCGAAGTTCCGCAGCCACTCCTCACCCTTCACACCGCCCGTGCCCTTGCGCATCAGCCTCGAGCCCGCGTAGGCCGAGCGCTGCGCCATCATCTGGACGAACGAGGTCCGTAGCGCGTCGACGAGAGGCTGCGCCTGCTCGCCGCCCATGGATCGGTTCAGTTTGCGCGTGGCCTCGGAGATCAGCTGCTCCGCACCCTGCGACAGCGGCGCCGATTCCCGGCTCTGGATCTTGTGCGTGACGTTGCCGACTTCGAAGCCCTTGGCGCGCAGGCCCGCGGCTTCCTCCTCGGCGTGCGCCGGGGTCTCGTGCATCGAGACATAGTCGGCCGAGTAGTCCACGCCGTGTGTGCCGTCGGGGTTCTCCGAGATGATCGCGTCGGATTCCGGGCTGAGGTCGCGGATGTTCCGCGCGAAGGTCTCGGCCTCGTCGCGGGTGCCGAACTGCTTGGAGCCTTCGGGGGTGATCTGCACCACATACTCGCCGTTGCGGCCGAGGTGGAAGTACGGGCCCTCGATGCGGTTGCCGCCGGCGAGAGTCTCCAGCGCGCGGACCATCGCCGGGTTGCGGTCGCCGGCGTCGATGCCCTTGCCGGGGCCGATCATGCTCTCGAACTGCTTGCCGCTGCGGACACCGTAGAGCTTGGCGCGCTCGGCCGGCGGGACTTCCTTGTCGGTGAACGTGCGCAGCGCGGCGTCGATCGCCGACTCGCGGTTCTTCGCCGCGGCCCAGTGATTGAAATCGCGCACGTCCTTGAATAGGCCCTGCTGCTCCGGCGTCAGGTTCTCCCAACGGTCCGTGAAATCCTTGTAGCGCTGCTCGAACTTCGGCGCGTTCTGGGTCGACTTCGAGTGCTCGTCCTTCGGCGTCGTCGGGTCGATGCCCCAGATCGTCGCGTCGTGCATGAGCTCGCCGAGCTGCTTGGAGTCCTTAGACGACAGCTTGGTAGCGCGCTCGACCAGCGGCTGCGCGCGCTCCGTGATCGCATTGGAGCGGGCCTCGCCGGCGACGGTCGCCTCGTGATACTGACGCAGGGGATTGTTCGCGTCGCCGCGACCGCCGAACCACTGCAGGCCGTCGCGCACGATCTGATCGAAGCCCTTGAACGGCTCGACCACGCGGCGCGCCTTGCCGATGTCGCCGGTGCGCACGGCGCTGTAGAACCTGCGCGCCACGTTGGTGGCGGCCCGACCGATCGATGCCGCGATGCGGGGTTCGTTGACGAGGCGGCGGTCCTGCTCGGGGTCGCTGAGGTTGTGCTCGAGCGAGGCCAAAGACTCGTGCGTCGGATCGGCGGCGACCTCCTCGCCCATGGGCACGCTGGTGAACAGCTTGTGCTCCTGGGCCTTCTGCGCCTCCATGATCCGCTGCGAGATATTCGCGGTTGCAGCCAAGAGCCGGGCCTGCTCCGGATCCTTGATGCCGAGCATGCGCGAGAGCACGTTGAAAATCCGGCTCAAGATGCTGCCGTGAGGGATGTTCTCGCCCGGCTGCGCGAATTTCTCCGACTCCTCCAGCATGCGAGCGAAGTCCGGGTTGGTCAGCGTCTCGGTGATGAACTCATGGATGTTCGTCAAGCCGTAGAAGCGCCGCGCGCTGTTGAGCTCGCGGGCATCGTTGGCCTTCATCTTGCCCCTGATCGTGTCGAGGTAGGTGGAGACCTTCTCGTCGCCGTGCATCGCGCGGAGACGGACCTCGGCGATCTTGCGCATACGCTTGAGCTCGGTGACCAGCGGATGCTTCGGGTTCGCATCAATGAAGTGCTGCGTCGCCGCGTGCAGCATCTCGTGGACCAGCGTCACCGAGGTGAACGGGTTGGCCTCGTCGCCCAGGCGCAGGCGAATCTGAATGCCGTGCGAGGGGTTATGGAGACCGGAGACGCCAGGCATGACCGCGCCCGTGATCGGGTTGCGCACCGAGGCCATCGGGTAGACCGGCATGTCCGGCACGTTCTTACGGAGCGTCTGCAGCAGCTGCGTGACCGGGTTATCCGGGCCGCCGGCCCTGATCATCTTATCTAGCAGCCAGTGTGTGCTGTAGTTGTCGTGCGCGGTGGTCGGCACCTCGTTGTGCCGATTGATCTGCATCATCGCGTACATCAGCTCGTGATCGAGCTTGTCGTGCAGCCGATACCAATGATTGTACGCGGCGCGTACTGCCGCGTGTGCCGGCATGTCCAGGTTTTCGCTGGACCCGCGGCCGTTGTCGCCGCCGATGTGCGCACCGGCGTCCGGGTCCGAGTAGTCAATCCCGCCCGTGTCGCCGACTTCCTTCTCGACTTCGCCTTCCAGGTCGCGCGGCGCCGTGCCGTGCCAGTCAGCCCGCAGGTGCTCGGCGCTGGTCATCAGGTTGGTGATGGCCTCGTGCTCGGCCGCGCTGTTGGGCTTGAACAGCTCATGCAGCGCCTGCTCGAGCCGGCCGCGGTGATACATCGCCGCACCCTCGCCAGCGATCTTGTAGGCCTCCATCTTCTTGTCGAGGTCGCGGTGCTCGTCCTTCGACAGCTCCCGTAGCGGGCCCTTCTCGGCAGCGGCCTTCTTCGCCGCCTTGACCTCGTCCTCGGTGTCCGCGATGGCGGACTTCACCTTGCCGACATCAGCTTCAGCCTTCGAGACGCGGGTCTTCTTGGCCGCCTTGATGGCGTCCGCAACCCTGCGACGATCCTTCGCGTCCACCTCGAGCTCGGCGCCGATGTCTTTGAACGTGGGCTTGGTGCCGCGACTACGCGCGTCGGCGACAACTTCCTTCATGGACTTCGGCTGGCCGCGGACCATGACCGTCTCGTCCGGCGTCGCGGCGGCGGCCTTCGCGCCCTCGGCGCGCTGGGTTTCGACTGCGGCCTTGGCCTTCTCGGCCCGGGCCTTCAGCTTCGCCGCGCGCACCGCGCTCACCGGCGCCTTCACAGCGGCGGACTTGCCCTGCAGCTGGTCAGCCGCGGCAAGCATCTCCTGCGCGTGAGCAGCCAGCTCGGCGTGCCCAATACCCTGTCCTTTGGCGACTTCCTCGGTCGACTTCTCGCCCATGCGCACCGCGGCGTTGGCCGCTTCGTTGGCGCGATTTATGGCGGCTTCGTCGGCGGTCTTGCCTTCGAATGCTTTTGCGGCCGCGGCCTTGAGCACGTGCGCAAACGCCGAGACGTTCTGCGCACGGTCGGCGAGCTTGCCCTTCTTGCCCTCGCTGGAGCGCAGGTTGCCGGCGGCCTTCTCAAGATCGGGGATTGCCTCGCCGCGAGTCTGGACGGTGTCCACTTTCTCAGCCTGTCCATTATTCGTGGACACGGGCTTTTCTTGGACAGTGGCCGGCTCTTTGGCCGCTTCCGCAGCGGGTGCTTTCTCCGCAGATTCTGCGGACTTTGGCGCCGTAATCTCCGCAGGCTTGGCCGCTTCGGTGGCCGCTTCCTGGGTGACGCCCTCGGCGGGCTTGAGGTCTTTTACGTTGATGCGGGTCTTAGCCTTGCGCTTGATCACCTCGGCCTTCGGGGCTTCGGCGGCGGGTGGCGGCGTATTGTGATCCGCCTCGGGGGTCTTGGCCTCCTGGGCGATGACTTCTTCACGGCGCGCAACTGCCTCCTGCGGGGTCGTCACCACAGGCTCGTGGCCAGCAGCTTTGACCTCCTCGACCTTGGCAGCGACCTCGGACGGCTTGACCATGCTCTCGCTGGCCACCGCGCCATCGGGCGTGTGACCCTGGACGACGGCGGTCTGGTCCGCGGTCTTGCCCTTGCCGGCGCCGGTGAGCTCGCCGATCAGGGCCTGCATGTCGCCCTCAGCGCCGAGCTTGGCCTTGGCCTTGCCCGCGCGCATGCGGTCGCCGACGGAGGTGAAGATCATCGCCCCGCCCTTCCCGTCGAAGTTCATCGTGGCCGGCTTGTCGCCAGCAAGGGCCTTCACGCCCTCTTTACCGAGCGCCTTGACGTTATCGGCCGTCAGGTACACACCCTTGCGGGTACCCTTGTCGAGCTCGGCACGCTGCGCCTGGATGTCTTTGAGAGGCTCCTGGCTCGGGTGGTCGGGAATCTTTACGGGCGGGACAGCCTCCGGGGCGGGCGGCGCATGGCCAGCACCCTGCAGATCACTCGGCGGCGTAGCGCTTAGATTCTCGCCCTTGACGCCGATGCGCATCGCACCGACACCGGTGCCCAAGCGCGAGGGGTCGATCGGCGTGACCGGCGCGCCCTCGGACGTAACGCCCTTGCCGGCCCACGTCGGCGGCGGGGGCGGCGCAGGACCGGCACCCGGGGGTCCAGGCGGCGGAGCAGCGGCCGGAGGAGTCTCGGCGGGCTTGGGAGCGGCCTCGGGCTTCACGCCCTTGCCGGCCAGCGCGCCGAAGATCGCGCCCATCAGGCCGCTCTCCTTCAGGCTGTCCGGATCCGTCGGGTCGTACTCCTTGGCAGCTTTCTGGAAACCACGCGACTTCAGGATCTGGCTCGCGAGCCAGCGCGACCCCTCCGTCAGCGCGACGTTGGCGCCCGCTGCCGCGGCGATGCGCTTCACGATGCTCGGGTTCGCCCAAGCCATCTTCATCTGTCCGGCAGCCGTACCGGCGGCGATCACCGCGATCGCGGCGGCGGTCTTCGCGTCTGCGCCGGCGTCGATGCTCCGCTGCGCGGCTTCGCTGCCAGCCTGGGTGGCGAACACGACTGCGCCACCGGCGCCGCCAAGCGCCAGGGCCGGTACGATCTGCGCCACGCCGCCGATGACCTGCGCCGCGCCACCCGTGTCGGACTTGGTGCCGAGCATGTTGTTGGCAGCGGAGTCGATCTCATCGCGGATGTAGTCGAACGCCGCGTCGGCGTACTCGTGGCTGTCCTTGCCGGTGACGGCGGACTTGATGGTATCTGCGGTCGCGCCAGCAGCGCCGCCGCCGAGGAACGCGACGGACTTGCCGAGGCTCAGGAGGAAGCGCGGGACGGCCTTCAGCAGCTCGTCGCCGGTGCCCCTGAACTCCTCTTTGAGGAAGCCGCCAACGCTGGGCTCCTCGATCGGCTCCGCGCCCTTGGGCGGCTCGGCGACTTCTTTGTAATCGTTCGCGCCGTAGGGGATCGCACCGGGCGGCGGCTCGTCCACCTGCTCAGCCGTACCGTTTTCGATACCGCCGGGCGCTTGTCGGAGACTCAGCGAGGACGCGTCAGAATCCGGCCCCGCGTTACGCGGGACGGAGTGAAGGAGGGAATCCGGAACCTGGCCCTTCAGAGACGAACGCGCGTCGGCGTAAGCCTGTTCGAGGAGCTGCTGCGTGCCCTGGTCGGGAATCGGCGGGGCGGGCATAGCTTTATGGTCCTGAGTTGTCTAAATCCTGATCGGCGGGGTTCGGGATCGCGCCCTGCTGGGGTGCGCCCTGGCCTCCAGATGCCATGGTAGCAAGTTCCGAGGAGGAAACGCCACCTGCAGCGATACCTTGGGCGGCCTCGGGGTTGATCGGATACGAGTCGAACTTCTTCTTGGCCCCGTCCCAGAGGAAGATCCGCCCGAGCTCGGGATGGACCTGCACGTCGTGGCCGTCATCGTTCTTGCTGCCGGCCGGCACCTTGTGCATGCGGCTCTTGCCCATGTGCGCGCGCAGCGAGAGCTGAGCGGCCTGCTGCGGCGTCATGCCCGTGCGGGCGCCAGCGGCGTACAGCTCGGCGGCCATACCCTTGGCGTTCGCCACGTCGATCGACGTCGCGCCCTGCAGCTCCTTTGGCACGGACCCGGGGTCGTGCACAACCTTGCCGGCAGCGGGCGACAGGCTCGGCTCGCCAGCCTGGTCGGTGAGCGGCGCGGTGATCTTGCGACCCATGAACTGCTCGTCGACGGCGTTCGCCGCGGCGTCCGCGCCCTTGAGTATCGAGGGATCGAGCTTCTGAGACTGGGCCTGCAGTTGCAGCCGGCGGAGCGCCCATCCGGACGTGACCGCGCGGGCCTGGTCGAGCTGAGCCGCGGACAGGTTCTTGACGTTCGTGCTGGCCATCTCGCCGAAGCGAGCCTCGCCGGCGAGCTTGCGGCCCTCTCCGGTCATCCTCGCACCCTGGGCGGTCTCGAGCTTGGCCTCACCCTCTTGCGCCTCGAGCGCGGCCTTCGCCGCAGCAGAGCGCGTGTTGGTGATGGCGCCCGCGAGCTTGGTAGGATCCATAGCAGCGGTCGCGAGCAGCGACAGATGCTCCGGCGTCACGGCCGTGAAGTTCGGCTTGTTCTGCTCACCGTGAAACTTCGAGGAGGCCGTCGGATTGCCGTCCTGATCGAGGAACGGATACACCGGGTCCTGATACTGCACCTCGCCGTTCTCACCGCGCTTGACCTTCAGATCGCGGCCGTCCGGGAAGTAGTAGTACAGGTTGTGCATCGCCTTCTCGACTTCATCGTTGTCGCCGGAGAGCACAGCCTTGTTCGCAGCGCTGAGGTTCTTGAGGATGTTCGACTGCAGGAAGCCGTTGCGCATCGCGGTGAGCGACTCCATGACCTTGTTCGGGTCGTAGCCGGCGTGCACCGCCTTGCGCATCGCAGTCATCATTCGGTTGTTCGATTCGTCCCACCACTCGTTGGTGAGGGAGTGCGTCTTGCCGCTCTCCTCCGGGGACTGCTGGGCCTTGCCGGCCTGCGCACCCGGGCTCTTGGCGGCGGCCGCAACTGCGCCCACCGAGGTTGTATCCGCGGGCGAGGCATCGCCACCGGCGGCCTGCTGCGCGACCTGCGTCGCACCGGGATCCGTGGGAATGCCCTGCGCAGGCTGCGGGCCAGCGCCATCGGGTAGCGAGGCATCGTTCAGATGGCCAGCGTAGCTCTCGATCGCATCATGAGCGTCCTGGGTGCTCTTGTACTGCTCTTTGTAGCGTTGCGCTTCATCGCGCTGGATGTTCATGTTCTGGGCCGCCTGATACCCGGCGAGCGCCGCAGTGCCCCAGCCAGGAGTCGTCGGCAGCGGCGCGACGGAGCGCGGGGGCGGCTGAGCGGAATCAGGCTGGCCCATGCTCGGCACGGCGCCGCCGCCGTCCATCGTCAGGATCTTCTGCGCGGCGGGCGAGTCGCCAGGCGGATGGCTCTGATCGCCGGGCGCAGCGAGGGCGCCGCCGTCACCTGCACGTGCATTGGGCTTCCCCTCCCACGTCGGGAGTACGCCACCGGCGCGGGGCTCGTAGGTCACGCCGGTGGACCCTAGGTTCGGGTTAGGCCGCGCAGTCACCACGCCACCGTCCGCCATGGCAGGCGGGGCCGCGGCGGGCTGCGGAGCGCCCATGCCGAACAAGTTTGCGATCCCGTTCTGGATCGCCTGGAGTACGCCCGGATGCACATTCGCGGGCTGCGGCGCCGCAGCGGGCGGAGGTGCGCCAGCCTGCGGAGTCGCCGGCGGGCGCCCACTCTGCATGGAATCTACGATGTCGTCGACGCGATTACGCCGCTGCAGGCCAGTGACTGCGGGGGCGGCGGGAATGAAGCTGTCGCCCATCTCAGGCTCCTACTGCCGGCGAGTGGGGAATCGCCTGACGATTGCGCATGTCGATGCGGGCCTTGTCGACCATCTTGTGGAAGAACTCATGGCCCTTGTGCAGCGCCACGTCCTTCGGAATCACGTACTCGCCCGGGGTCACCAGGGCGACCTTCGTGTCGGTCGGATGATTCGGATCAGGTGGGGCCGGCAGAACGCCCTTGCCCGAGACCACGCCGCCGCGCGCGTAGGTGCCGTGCATCGCGCCCTGGGTGTCACCCGGGATCACGCCGCCGCTGCCGTATGCCGGGATCGCACCACCGTCGTCCATGAACAAGGGCGCCACGCTCGCGGCGAGGCCGGCAAACTGGCTGAGGCCATTGCTGCCACCCTCGAGGCCACCCACCGCGCCGGCAATACCGCCGAGGGCGCCCATGCCCTGTGAGGCTTGAGCCTGCTGCGCGTTGTAGGCGTCCATCTCATTCTTGAAACCCTCGCTCGCGATGTCGGCGCTCGACTTGTTCGCGTTCACGCCGGTATTCAGGAGAGTGTCGTTGGCCGTGAGGTTGTTCACGCCGGTCTGGTTGGTCTGGTTCACCGCGCCCTGCGTCGTCGCGGCGGCATTGGCTCCAGCCGTGACGCCGGCCGTGCCGGCCTGGTCGACCTGCAAGCCGAGCTGATTGGCGCTATTCACCATCTGGCGGGCTGTGTTCTGAGTGTTGAGCACCGACTGCGTGCCGGCACCGGCGACGCCCTTGGCGGCCTCGAGGCGGGCCTGCGCATCGAGCGCGCCGCCGTGAATGCTGGCCGGATCGACGCCCTCGCTCTGGAGCGCGTCGGCGGAGTTCCTGCGGGCGGCGTCGGCGGCGGAGGCCTGGTCGGCCATCGCCGAACCCTTCATGCGCTCGATGTTCGCGTCGCTGCCGTAGCTGAGAGCGTCCTGGGCCTGCTTCTGCTGCAGCGGCACGAACGTGCTGCCGTAGTTCTGCAGGTTGCCCATCGTGGTCTGGGCGAGCTGAGACGATACCGGCAGCTGTGTGCCGGTGATCTGCTGAAGGGTGTCCTGCGCGTTCTGATTGTAGGCCTTCGCAGTATTGTAGGTCTGGCTGGCCTGGTCCGTAGCGGTGTTCGAGATCGCGTTCGACTTCGACACGTTGCCGCTGAGATCCGGAGCGCCGGGGACACTACCGCCACCGCCGCCCATAAGCGAACCTAGACCGAAGCTCATTCTTGTTCTCCGCGACTTCTTGGCCGCATTTACGCCAAGTGTAGCCTACCGGCCGCGCTTCTTGCCAGCGCCGCGGTAGCCATTGGCGTAGGCCGCGCGGCCCTGGGCCGCAGCCTTCTTCGCCGCGCCGGCACCGTGGTAGACCTTACCGTGGCCGCCCCACTGGTAGCCGCCGCCCTTAACGGGGTGGACTGGCATCGCAGAATCCCTGTGCTTGGCAGGTACGGATGTAGCCCTGCAGATACGAGATGCGGGCGCCGGCGTCGGCAAGGATCTTCTCGGTGATCGCGGTCACGTCGCGGGCTGGCTCAGCGCTTTCCGCCACAGCTGGAGCGGGTCGTACGGCATCATCGCCTCGGGGGCGGGCGCCGGCATCCGCGCGCGGGGCGTCGGGACGTACGGGATGGCCGCACACCCGGACAGAATAATCAGTGTCAGGAGCAGGAGTGGCAGCAAGAGCGCCATCAAGCTGACCCTGAAGTGCGGTGAGAGATGCTTGAGCATGGTCGATATCCTTCTGGTCGCGGGCCTTCTGGGCGGAGACGGCCTCGGCCACGGCGGCCTCGACCTTCTTCTCTCCAAGAGCCTCGATATGAAAGTAAAACGCGGTGCCAGCGCCGAGTAGCGACGTCAGCCCGAGCAGCACGGCAGCGATCCGGTAGCGCAGCGGGATCAGGCCTAGCACGCTCACGGCTTCACCTCCGGCGGCTTGGGCGGCCAGAGGATCTTGCGCACGCGGGCGATCGCCACGCCGATGCCCAGCACCGTCATGATCCCGTGCAGGATCGTGCTCGTATGCTGGCTAGTCGGCAGGTACTGCTGCAGCAGCGGGACCTGGACGTAGAGCGTCTCAATGTTGTTGTCGACCGCGGCCACGAATACGATCGCGGCGGCCAGCCAGGCCGTCAGCGTCTTGTGGGCCTCGGCGTAGAATTGCTTGAGCTTGTTCATAGCATGTCGCCGTAGGAGTCCAGAGCTCTGCCGACCCATCCATCGGCATATAGTTCCCAGCCACGAGTATGGGAGTATCTGACGATTCTAGCAACCGTGAAGCGCCGGGCGAACAACCGCGGGCCCGCCCGCCTGAACGCCGCCATGGTGCCGGACCCGACGATCCCGTCTTCCGCGACGCCGACCGCATGTTGAAATAGCCGCGCTGCGGCGCCAACACCTTGATTGAACGCGGTATCGAATAGCGCGTGGGCCACGCCGAAGGGCAGATCGTCGCAGTGCAGGGGGTCCCAGAAGTCGCGCTTCGCGATCGCCTTGGCCTGCTCTAGCGTGAGATGGGCAATGTCGAGGGTAGGATACGCGGCGGCGCTGATACCAAAGTTGGTACCACGATTCTCGCCGACACCAACCGCGCCGCCTGTCCAGTTGCCAGGATCGTTGGGGTCGGTAGAAAGATCACCTTCCTCTCCGTGAAGCTCGGCGAAACTATCATCGAAGGCCGTCATCACGGCGCTCCATGAGAATATCCAGCTTGGTCTCGATGCGGGCGAGACGATCGATGGAGTCCTTGTGGACCTTGTTGTCGTCGTCTATATGTTTGTCGAGGGTGCGCTCGTTGCGCGCAACCGTGGTACGCGCGGTGCCCCATGCCACGCCGCCACTGCCGACGAGGGAGCCGAGCATCACGTAGTAGTAGATATCTGGGGCCATCATCCCGCCACAAGCTCTTTGGCTGTTTCGGCCATTACGAAATCGTAGATCGGCACGTTGCCGACGAACTGGATCTGCCAACCGTCGGCCTTGAGACCCGTCGGGAGGCGGTAAATGTTCTCACTCGAGACCGAGAAAGAGTAGATGGTATTCCAGCTCTGAGCAAGATCCCTGGCAAGAATTGTTACCTGCACCGCGGAGTTCACATTCAGGTACGCCGCGATGTTGAACAGCGGGCTGCCGCCAATGGGGTTCTTGATCTGCAGCTGGTAGTAGCCGGCCACGGTCTCCGCGCGCACACCGTTGATCATCGCCAGGTTGATGCAGTTCAGCGGCTTCGCGATGCGGCCGTTGTTGAAGGTCGTGTAGTCGGCCAGCTGCGAGGCAGAAATCTGCTGCGCGTTGCCTTTGAACTTGAGCCGGAAGGCGCCCATGTTAATCGGCTTCGGCATGTCGAATTCTTTCGACACCCAGGTGTAGGTGAGCGGCGACGACGCAGTCGGATCCCAGAGCCGTACCTGGTTGTTCTGTATCAGATAAACGTCGCCCGAGTACTGGTCCTGCTGGATCGCCACGACGCCGCTGAAACGATCGAGGGTCGTGAGCGGCGCAAGCTCCTCGGACGGGCTATAGATGAAGCCGGCGGCCTGAGTGTAGAACGCGATGTACTGCAGGCCATACGGCGCAGCGTAGACCGTGGTCGGGCTGAAGAACGTCTGCCACTCCTCGCGCGTGAACAGGGACTGCGTCACGAGCTCTGTGCGGCCGCTGGTAGCGCGGATAACACCTTGGGGGGACGAATAGTAGACCCCGTCGATCGTCGTCACCATGGACCGCCTGCTCAGGCAGGGGTCGACCGAGTCGATCTTCTGCATCGTGATCGTCAGCGGATTCAAGCCCTGGCCGGTGTACGGGTGCGAAGTAGTCGTGACCACGATCGTGTCGTTGTAGATCGCGACACCGACGATCTCGGTCTGCATCGTCTGGATGTACTGCACAGGCCAGGCGTGCGGCCGGAAGGGCTCGCTCATGTAAAGGTCGCGGCCGCTGAAGCCGACGAGGAAACCACCCGGGTGTGCGACGATGCCTTTCAACGTCGCGGGCGGGGGCGTCCACGTAGTCGAGGGTAGGATCGTGTTCGCCACGACCGTGGTGTCGGTGGCTGCATCGGCGTACGTCGTCGTACCGATCGCGATATCCGCGACCTTGTAGAACTCCGTCGACGTCAGGCCGGTGATCGTACGGTAGAGCCGCTTCGTGGTGACGTTGATGTTGCCAACATACGGCGCGTTGCTCAGCGCGCCGACCGCGAGGGTGTCCGGAAGGACGACGTTCCACGTGCCGGCGGTACCGCTGGTGGCGGCCGACGGGGGCGACGGGGCGCTCTCCTCGCCGTACGCGGTGATGAAGGTGTAGACGTAAACGCGCACCGAGTCCGTGCCGCTGGGGATCGTCCCGAAGGTCACGGCATTCGCCGGCGAGGGCAGGCCCAGGATGAACGGCGCGTTGCCGCCAGTGTTGCCGGCGTTGATGCGGGCGCGCGTGTTGTACTGCGGCGCGCCGCCGAGATTGAAGCTGTCGCCGGTCCAGTAGTAGCGCTCGAAGCTGTCTGCCTGCACAGGCGTGCGCACGAAGTCGACGTTGGCGTCCTTGAAGCCCAGCCACGTATCAGACACGCCGATCGGCAGCGGGGCGCCGACGTTCAGCGGCAGGCGGAACGCGCGCTGCACCACCGACGACGGGAACGAGGGGTTCAGGTCGACGAGCACCTGCGTCTCATGGAGGCCGCGGAGCTCGCCGGACAGCAGCTTGCAGTTGTCCGCGCGCGTGGCCTCGTTCGGCTTCTGCAGCCGGGCCGAGGTGCGCGGCGAGATGCCGCCGAAGTTTTCAATCTTGATGACGCTCATACGGCGTATCCGATCGTCGTCGGGCCGCCGCCACCGCCACTACCAGGCAGCGGCTTCGGCGGAATCACCCCAAGGTTGGACGGCGAGAACTGCTGGATGCTCGAATTAGCCGTATGCGGGATGGGCACGCGCTGCGTGATCCAGCCCTCCGGAATGTGATACGGGCCCGGCAGCAGCGCGTTGCCTAGCCCGGTCTCGCGCGGGATTGGCACCTTCTGTGCATTGGCCAGATAGCCCGATGTAACGAGGACCGCCATGGCTTACTCCCAGAGCATGCAGAACGTGCCAGTCGCGCTGGGCTGCGAGGCGCCGAGCTGCGCGGCGTTACCGAAGCAGAGGCCGCACGAGATGTAGGTGTGCGAGGAGCTACCCACGATCGTGGTCGAGAACGTGTTGCCCAGCGGGATCTCGGTATTCTGCGCGATGCACATCCAGTTGGACATGCAGATGTTGGGCGTCATGTAGTAGCACGGCACGACGTAAGTGTTGCCGGCGAAGCTCGAGCTCGTAAGGCCGAACGGCAGCGTCGTCGTGTTGTTCGTGGGGGCAGCCATCCACGCGGAGGCGGAGGCGATGGCGGGCGAGATGGGATACTGCGTGTTCGTCAAGAACGACGCGTTGGTCATTTGCCCCGCGGTCGTCTGCGCCGCGGTGTTGAACGAGTTTGTCAAAACCAGGTACGAGTCGCTCGTCGGCGCGCCGGTGTTGTCATGCGACCGGTGGATGACGATGGCACCCATGGACGTATTCGAGTTGGTCAGGCCACCGGTCTTGAAGACAAAGCCGAGGAAGCCGGCCGTGGCGTTATAGCACCAGCGGGACACGTAAGCCGTCGACGTGCTAAGGATGGTGTTGCCGCTGAGGCAGACGGAACGCGGGGTCTGATTGGCACCCGCGATCGTGCCAGCACCGTTCGTGCTCTGCCCACAGGTGATCCACATCTGCGGCTGCGTATTGACGCCGGCGCTACCGTACTCGATCTTGATCACGATGGGGAATGCGGTGCCGGCCAGGCCATTGACCTGCGCGGTGAAGCCCGAGCCGGTACCGCCGATGTTCGCGGCCGCGGCCGAAATCTGGTCGCAAGCCAGGTAGCCAGTACCCGCGGTCGTGATCGTGACCGTGGTGACGACGTTGCCGGCCACAACTATGGTCGCCTGCGCGCCGGAACCCGTGCCGCCGGTCAGCGGGACGTTCGTGTACGTGCCGTTGGTGTACGAGGCGCCGCCGACGATGGCGTTGACGGTCGTGATGCCGGCCTTCGCCAGCGTATCGGTGAACCGGAAGATGCTGTAGCCGGCGGCCGTGTTCGCACCCGCGCGCGTGGCCGACCCCGTGTTGATCTGCCCAGTGTCCGTCGTAATCGCGAGGCCCACCACGGCCATCTGCGCTATGAACTCAGCGACCCAGGTGCGGAACGCAGCGTCGGTCGACTGGTCGATGACAGTGGTCGTGGTTGCGGTAGTCATGTGAACCTCAGATAGATCGCGACCTGTGTAAATGTCGTCGACGCTGTGATCTTGAACAACAGGCAGTCATCCTGGGCAAACGCCGTCGTCCATCCTGCCAGCGTGCTATTACTATACGTGTTCCCGGCCGCGATTGCAGGCGGGGTGCCGCCGCAAATCGTGCCACCGGCGCCGGGCGGAAAGCCGGCGAAGTTGGATTTGCGGATGTCGATCGTGCAGCTGCCGGGGCCGCCGGTCGTTAGGATCAGCACTTCTTTGAGCGTGCACCCTCGTGGCACGATCCTCACAACATCGTTAGCCGGCACGATCACCGCGCCGGTGGACGCCACCCAGTTCGCGCCCAGGGAATCCGCCGCAGGCGGCTGCCAGCCCTTCGCGCCGGAGCCGTTCGTGCCGTAGAGCATGTTGGCGCCCGGGCTGGTCTGATCGCCATCGAGGGCTAGGGTCAGATCATGGGAGAGATTGCCGCCACCAACGAGGGAGCCAATCGTGAAAATGTTGCGCGAGCTCGAGACGGGCGCCGTGGGTACGCCGCTAGACGGATACGGCTGCAGCGTGCCGTTGACCAGCCGCGCCAGGCCTAGTTTCACGAGCTCCGAAACGCGAACGAAGGAGTCGGCCGGGTCGCCGCGGAGGCGCTGACCTATCTCAACGACCTCCTTCAGCTGCTGTAGGACGGGTAGATGAGTGCTCGGGTCCGCGCGTGGGGACTCGACCGCCGTACCCTTGATTGCCGTCTTGGTGACCACCGTGTCATCAGGTCTTCATGATGAAGAACAGGCCGGTGAACGGGGGCACGTAGGCCACTGTTCCCGACAGCGTGCCACCAGCCAAGGAGTGGCTATGGCCGCCGCCGCCGCCAGTGTTCTCGACCCAGGGATTGCTGGCCGGATGCGTCGTGTCGTCGAAGGCGCCATCCGCGTGGCCGCCGCTCGAGTCCGCGAGCAAACCGAACGCCGAGGAGTTGGTGATCGTCGCCGACCCCGTGATGCCGCCGCCGCTCGAGGCGCGCAGGCGGTGTCGGTGCGAGGGTATGTCGGCCGGAGTGAGGGTGTACGAGGACGTCGAGCCGGACAACGAGCCACCGGCCAGATTGACCGAGCCGCTGCCGCCGGTGTTGCCGAAGGTCGGCGCATACGTGCCGCCGGCGCCAACGATGAACTTGTCGCGCAGGTCAGGCGTGCCGCTGGTGCCGTCGCAGAGATGATAGCCCGACGGCACCGAGCCGCTCGAGCCGTACCACATCACGATCATGCCCGTGGAAATCAGGCCGAATCCGGACGGCATGTTCGCCACGAGGTTGGTGTTCGTCAGGATCGTCGACGTGCCCGACTTGGGGACGCCGGTGTTGTCGACGTACATCTGACCGGCAGTGTCGCCAGCAGCCTTGCGGACAAAGCCTGTGAACTCGCCGCCCTGAAGGCTGCCGCTCGAGCCCATCGCGATCACGCCACTCAGATTCGTGGTGCCCGCCAGCGTGTCGCCGCCGTTCTTCTGCAGCAACGCGCCAAGAACTCCGGCCGTGACGCGTAGCTCGACGCGAGACCCGGACGAGAACGAGAGGGCCGTGGTGCCCTCCTGCGCGCGTGTGACCGTAAGATTGTCACCAGAGCGTCCGGTGCACCAACAGATCTCGATGTTGCCCGAGGTGTCCTCCAAGGTCACCACGGCGATCTGGCTGGCTCCGGGCGTCGGAAACAGGGCGCCCGTGCCCGGCGTCAGCGAGAGGGTGGTCGCGACGTTATTGATACCCGACGCCAGCAGCGACGAGGGGTTGTTCGTGAACAGCATCAAATTGCTCATGGCTTACACCTTGGTGGAGACGTCGACACCGACGACGTCTTCGAACGTCTGGCCAATCGAGGTCGTGCTGAGGATGTCGATCTCATAGAACTGCCCGTCTTGGCCGCCGCTCACATAGAACGCCGCGGTGAGGCCGTTGCTCGCGATCGCCAGCGACCCGACCACAAGGCCGGTGCCGCCGGACGGCGAGGAGATGGTGGGGACGGCTGTGACGATGACCTCGCCGGGGGACATCTGCAAGGTCCAGTCGACGACGTACCGACGGACCTCGAGGAGACCCTGCTTGAACCGTGCGGACAACTTCATGGGAGCACCGTGTTGTTATTCTTCGAAATGGCGACGACGTCGTCTTCGAGCGGCCACACGCGTGGGATCGCCCCGACGAGGTCGGATAATAGCACCGGCGGCCAAACCTCGATAATGAGCATCAGAGTGTCCTCTTGCCGATACAGGAGTAGATATTGATACCGGGTACCGTGCGACGGGTCCAGGTGACGGCGTCGGGGCTTGTCACCAGGATCGTGCCCCGGACAGCTATGAACAAGGCCACATAGTCGGACCAGATCACGCCGCTAGCCGAGATGGTGGCCGGACTGGTGTCGGACGGCCACGACCAATTGGCGCCGTTGTCTGTGCTCACCCAGAACTTGGTACCGCCGGTCGACAGACAGATCGGCTGCCCGTTGCCGCCGGACTTGAATGCGAAGCGACAGCCGCTGAAGCCATCCTGCGCGGAAGCCGCGATAGTGCCCACCGAGGTCCACGTGCCGCTGACGAAGTCGGTAGTCGTGTAGATCGTCGTGGCGAGGGTGGAATCGTTGTACACCGCCAGGAAGAACTTGCCGCGCGTAGCGTCATAGCCCACGGCCACGCCCCTATCGTGTAGGGTATTGCTGGTCAGGCCGGTCACCGATCCTTGGCTGAACGTATTGCCGTCCGTCGAATACGCCGTGGCCACCCCAGTACCGATGGGAGTGCCGCAGGCGATTACCATCCCCAGCGACGGGACGGACTGCACGTCGTAGCAGCGATTGGTGATCTTGTTTGTCCACGAGCCAGCGAGGGCGGTGGTGCTCTTTTCCAGGGTAGCGTTGTTGGACCCCATGAAGAACGCGCTGTAGGCGGTGGCTAGTCCTTCCTGATTCACACCCGTGCCCGACGTCTGCGGCGTCCAACTCACCCCGTTGTTGTCCGAATACACCGTGTCGCCGGCGCCGGCGCCGCCGACTCCGAGCCAGCGGCCCGAGCTAGGCTCGTAGGCGACCTGCGTCCTGAAAATCGCGGAGGAGGAGAAGCTACCCCCGGCGGTCCAGGTGACGCCATCCCCGCTGTAAGCGGAGTTCGTGACGCCCATGATGATGAAGAACTCGGCCACGGAGGGGGACGCCGTCACGACGTTGGAGTTGCCGGACGGCCCGGCGACCATGGCGTCGGCGACCACGTAGTAGTTGTAGGTATGGCCGCCAGCCAGGCCAGCATCGGTGTACGTGCGCGGGGACGCGACGGGCACAGTCGTGAGCAACGTGTAACCACCGCCGTCCACCTGCCTGAAAATCTGATACTGCGAAATCGAATCGCCGCTGGCAGGAGTAGACGCCGTCCACGATAGGCCCATGTCGTTCAGCACGAGATTGCCGGAAAGGGTTGGCGTGCTCGGTGCGGCTAGCGAGGTGATCCGGAAGAAGCCCCGCCGCACCTGGTTGAACTGCACTTCCCAATTGAGGCCGCGCGGATTGAAGGGCATCCCGACGGCGTCCGAGGAGTAATAGATCAGGTCGGAGGTCGCGTCGTTTCCGGTCTTGTTGTAGAGCACGAGGGCGACGATCGGATACGGCCACGCGAGCGCCAGAATGCGCGGCAGCTTGCCGTACTTCACGCCGTCGCCGGTCTCCCCCAGCCCCGTGAGCGCCAGATCCCGGCGCACGAAGGCGGCAGACGGGATTGCGCTGAGGAACACGTCGGTGGTGCGCGGCAGGTAGTTGGCATCGACGAGGGCAGCATTGATCGGCGTGGAAGACCACACCATCGCCCCCGTCGCTAGTTTCGCAACCGCCCCATCGTATAGCAGGGTCGGCATCAGAACACGCGCGAGAGCCTCTGAGACCCACGTCCTGCGAAGGGAGGGAACACGCGGCGGGAGTCCGCGCTCGAGTACGAGCGGTTGGCCTGATCGCGGGCGAGAAGGATCTCCCGGCGGTACGTCTTGCTGTGCATGGCCGCGGCCGCGGCGTCCGACCAGGGGCGCTTCGGGATCGCGTACATGCGCGAGAGCACGCCGGAGACGAGGCCGTCCAGGTGCTGCTCGGTGGAGATATTCGGCAGCTGCGTGGTGTTGATCACAGGCTTCAGCGCCGCCAAGAGGTACAGCGACGCGCCATAGCTGATGTCGGGCTTCGGGTAGAGCACGCCGATGTCTGGCGTGCGCATCCAGAGCGTGCTGACCGGGCCGCGGTCCACACCCACGACCTTATCCGGGGACAGGTACAGCCACTGCCGCGTATTGCTCGAGCCGGGGCTCGGGAACAGGAACGCGCTGTAGACGTTCAGCAGCGAGGTGAATTGGTCGATCGGGTTGAACTGGATCTCGTCGACGTTCACGACGACGTTGTATGGCCCGATGATGTCGCGCCAGCTGCCGGACAGGGTGTAGAACTCCCTGATCACCTGCTGGAGGATGGTGTCTACGAGGGTGTCCGGCGCGCCGGAGAGCTGCATCAGGCACAGACCCTTGATGTAGGTCGTGCTCTGGCCGTTAAGCGCGCTCGAGCTCTGCGATTGCGCGCTCTGGGTAACGATAGCCATTAGGAACCTCGCAGCTGTACGCGGAACGCTTGCAGTAGCGTCATCGCGCGGTTGGTGTCCACGAACTCGTCGTCGGCGAGCTCGGCCTTGCCGGCCACGTACGCCACGACAGGGGCGAAGAAGTGCCGCTCGTCGAACGGGAAAGCGATGTTCGTGCCGAGGTCGGCCAGCAGGTAGGTCGTAGTGCTGCTGTAAGTCAGGATGCCCTGAGTGAAGTTGCCGATCACCGCGTCGGGCCGCAGGGTATAGACCTCGCGGAGCGCCGTGTTGAGCAGCTGAAGGAGAACCGCCTGCGAGAAGCGGAAGGGGGAGCCGGCCACGCCCACGTCGTTCAGGAGGTACCGGACCTCGGTGAGAACGTCGTCGATCGTCTTGGGTGTGGTCGTGGAAGGCATTTCCGGATCCTCAGAAAGAGAGGGGGGTCACCCGCGAAGGAGACCCCCCTGTACTCACCCCAGAGGGGGATTAGAACCCGGAGTTCGAGACCACCGCGAACCCGACGAGCGTCGGATTGATGACCTGGAAGCCCCAGACCTGCAGACCGCGCATGAGCGTGCCGAACGTGCTCTCGGAGCGCAGGGTCTCGACCTTCGTGAGCTGGCTCGCGAAGCTGAGGCCCATTGCATGGCCGAAGTACACGCCGTATTCGCCGGCCGCCAGCGTCGTCGCCAGGCCCGCCGTCGCGCCGCTCGCCGCACCTGCCGTGCCCGCGCCAGCGCCCGAGCCCACCGGCAGAAGGTTCGACACGTAGACCGTGAAGCGGTCGATCATGCCGAGCCGGCCGTTGCGCGCGATGCTGACCGAGTCGCCGGTCAAGTACGCCTGCTGGAACGCGCTGCGCTTGATCAGCGCGGCCGCCCAAGCCGGGAGGACGATCCAGCGACCCGTCTCCGGGCAGCGTTGTTCGTCGAGCACCAGGCCGCAGTCGATGATGAAGTCGAGGATGCCGCGGTAGGCAGCGGCCGTGAAGCCCGCACCCGCCACGTTCGCACCCGTGCCCGTCGCCAGGCCGTACACCGTGGCGCCCGGCGCCGTGGTGGAAGCCGCGCGGCCGAGCCATAGGGGCGCGCCGAAGTACTTGACGCTCGACACGAACACGGAGCTGTTCGTCGAGGCACCAAGGTTCAAGCTCGCCGACAGGCGGCCAGCCGGGTAACCCATGTTCTGGGTCGCGCCCGGGGTCACGATGAAGGTATCGAAGCCCGAGACCTTGTTGCCGATGCTCGCAACCGCGAGGATCGCCGTGTCGACGTACACCTTCATCTGCTCGGTGGCGTTGTCCGCCCACACGCTCAGAAGGTCCACGTCCGCCTGGATCTCCATCACGTCGTCCAAGACCGTGTTGAAGTAGGCGCCCTGGTTGATCGACAGCGTGACGAGGTTCGAGCTCGGACGCTGCACCGTCAACGCCTGGTCAGTCGAGTAGGCGTTGATGTTGATCGCCGGATGGGTCCGGATGAAGACCGTGTCGCCGTAGCTCTTGATCTCGCCCTCGTAGTCGGTCGACGCGATCGCGCCGAGGACCGTGGCGTCGTAGAACTTCTCGACGAACTTTCCCGCCCAGATGGCCGGGATGAAAATGCCGCTATACGCCGGGCTCGGCGTCGAGCCGAGATACGGAGTACCGACCGGATATTGACCTGCGTTGGCCATGACACACTTCCTCGGGGTGTTGCCCCGTTATTGTTAATGCTGGTTGAGATTGTGGCCAGAACTCCGGACTCGTCCTTCGGCGGCGGCGCGATAGATCTCGGCCTGCGTCGCCTCGTACTCGTCCTTGGGGATCTTGCCCTTCCGTGCACGCTGGTAGAAGTCTTCGATCTCTTTGTCAGACCAGACCTTGCCACCAGTGGACCCGGGAGTTTCTCCAGCACCACCTCGGCCTTGGGCCGGGGCGACCAGTGTCTCTCGAGCAACCTGGGGTTGCCGGGAGGTTGGTCCCTGGGAAGTGTTCCCTTCGATATACGCCCTGAAGATCGCTACGACTCGTGCTGCGTCGGCGCGCCTGAAGGCGTCTTGGAGGCCAATGAGCCTCTGTTGGCCAGAGAATACATCAGCTTCCTGGCACCATGCAAGAAACTCCTCGCTGTTGTTCACGACCGGCCACTTCTCGCCGAAGGCGGCGTTGAGGGCGTCGTAGACCTTTTGCTGAGCATTCTGGGCCACGACCGTGCCCACGTTGCTCATGCCGCGCTTGAGCTCGGCGACCTCCGTCTTGAGGCCCTGCAGCTCGCCGGCGCTCATGTTGCGCGCGACGCGCGCGACGATGCTCATAAGCTCCGGACCGTAGTCCGTGATCTCCTGCTGCGTCACGCCCAGCGCGAGAAATTGATCCTCCGGCTTCGGCGGCGCGACGGGCGCGGCGGGGCGCGCTTGCGCGGCTTCGAGCAGCACGCGGTTCGTGTCCTGCGCGGCCGCGAGCCTCGCCTCTAGTTCGATGCGGTCGCGTTCGCCCTTGTTGAACTTGCCCTGCAGCGACTTGTAGCGCTGGTTGGCCTGCTCGAGCTCGGGCACCTGGGTAGTGCCGGCCGGCACATCAGAGGTCTCGACGTGACCGGAGGCGAGGTCTACGGTCGGAAACTTCGGGTCGGCGGCGGGCGCGTCGGGGGCCGGCGCGGCGGCGGGCGGCGCGGTAGCGACCGGCTTCGCGTTCAGCTCGGCGAGCAATTTGTTCGCCTCCTTCACCTGCCTACGGGCGGCGGCGGGGAGATTCGAATTCACGACGGGGGCTGCGGTTGTCATTTTTGTTTGTCCTTGATGGCGGTTGCGATTTCATGGAGGAGCGTGTCGTAGGCGCGAGCCTCACCACGCAGAGAGGGGATCTGGGCCTCGGGCGTCGACTCGAGGAGGATCTTGGCCATGGTGTCGTCGCGGCGGCTCTCTAACATCTTCACATAACGCCCGAAATAGGCCGAACTTTCGTTCAGCTGCCCAATCACTAGGGCTAGCTCTGTGCGGGTGGCCATGGGTCAATACTGGAGCGGGTTCCCGACGAACGGGGAGACGGTATCTTTGTTGGTCGCGTCGTCCTCATCGGGGACGCGATAGTCGCGCGTGTAGATGCGCGACGGCGGCGCCCAGCTGAGCGTCGACGGCTGGCCGAGGCGCAGATGCTGCGCCCCTTGCTGTTTGGATCCGGCCGTCTGGGCCATCTCCGTATGCGCGCCAGTCTTGCGCATGTTAGTAGTGGGTCTTCACCGCGAGCGGGGCGCCTGCCGCGCTCGTGCCGGTGTTGCCCTTGCCCTGACGGAAGCTCTTGCCCGACTTGGACGTGATCACCTTCGACTTGCCGCCGAGGTTGCCCAGCGCTTCGCGCGCGGCCGAGGTGGCATTGAAGCCATGCGGAGCAGGATGATCGCCGGCCTGGAAGGTCACGCCGGACGGGCCACAAAGGACCCCATTCGACTTCGTCTTGCCAGACGTCTTCGTCTTGCTGGTGCCGTTCTGATCGATCGGCGTGCCCGGGGTCTTGAGAGTCGCGTCTCCGTAGGAACCGGATTTCACGACGCCCGTCTTTGTCTTGTCCACCATCTTCTTAGACCTCTGTGAGGAACCGCTTCTTGTGGCGGTGTTTACATAATACGCAGCTGCGAGGGTTGTAGCAACATCACGCCTGCTGATTGTTCGGTCCGGTCGCCGCGGCCACCTGCGGCGCGGGCTTCAGGCCCGGTACGCCGCCGGCGCCAGGCTGCGCGGACGCTGGATTCACCGACGCCGTACCGCCCGAGGGGTTGAAACCACCACCGCCACCGGCGGGCGGCGCGGGCATGCTCGGCGGCAGCCCGGCCAGCTTCTCCGCATCCTGCGAGGGTAGATCGCCCTTGAGCGCGATCGTGACCTTCGGGGGCGGCGGGGGCGGCGGCTGCGGCGGAGGATCCGGCATGCCGGGCGGCTTCGCGCCGGGCACGTCGTCCGGATTCTTGACCTTGATCTCCATGCCGATGTTGTCCGCGATCTTCTGCAAGATCCGTCCGACCTCGCCTGGGCCGAGCATTGTCTGATAGTTCGGGTTGTTGATCAGGTTCAGGAACTCGAGCTGGCGGCTCAGGTCCTGCTCTTGCTTGGCGGCCTGGCGCACGCCATCGACCATGATGTTCTCGTCGCCGCGGAGCATTTCCGTCGGGTCCGTGAGCATGATGTAGTCGTAGAGCTCGTGCAGCAGCGGCCCGAAGATGTCGGTGTCGATGTTGTCCGCCACGTTCTGCAGCGTCTTGTTCGCGTTGTTGATCAGCATCGAGAGGCCCGAAGCCGTGCGGCCGGCGCCGGCGGCGCCGCCGCTGCCGGTCAGGTAGCGCGGGATCGTGCTGACGTCGTCGAGCATGGTGCTGAACTTGTCGAGCACCTGGATCAACGACTGCGAGTTGTCCTGCGGCGAGAAGAACTCGACCGCCTTGCGATTCGGATTGGCCGGGTCGCCGACGAATTTCCACTTCTTCCAGGGGTAGAGTCCGTCGTCCTGGTTCGGGGACAGCATCTCCTCGTCGTAGACCACCTGCGGGCCGGACGCGATGCTCATGTTGTTCACGAGGGCGCGCAGCACCGCGTTGATCACGTCGGTGAGGTCGTTCGCCAGCGACGGAATGCCGTTGCCGTAGAGCGTGCCGGGCTGCTTGTCGAAGCTCGTCACGTAGTAGGGCACACGCACGCGCGGGCTCGGGTTCAGCATGACCTTGAAGATTCGCCGGTCGACCATCCACGCCGTCACGAAGTACGGCTTGGTGTCTTCGTCCGCGCCCTTCACGCCGTATTCCTTGAGGTACTTCCCGAGGATGTAGCCGTGATACTCGATGGCGTTGATGTAGGTGTCGTCGAGCACGTTGTTGCGGCCTTCCATGTAGGCGCGCTCCGTGTCGAAGATCTGGATCCACTCCTTGTACCCGCGGTTCTCGTAGTCGGCGATGATCTCGTCGATCTCCTCGTCGCGGTAGCCGGGCAGACCCTTCAGGTTGTAGAGGTCCATCGTCGTCAGACGCTGGCGCTCGAACGTCTCGGTGTTCGTGATGTCCGTAGCGCCCGGGCTGAACCATATGTCCCACGGGGACACGCGGTTCCAGAAGAACTTCGCCTCGTGGTGCCGCTCGATCTTGCCGCCGCGGCTCCACTTCAGGGTGGCGTCGTTGCGCACGATGGGGCCCTTGATCACGGCGTACTTGTAGATCGGCAGGTCGTTCAGGAAGTCGCTGAGGGCCTTATAGAACATGCCCTCCTCGAGGATGTCGTCGATCTTGCGCTGGGCTTCCTTGGCCTCGACCTCCGCCTTGCGGCGCTCGGCGAGCTTGATCGCCCAGTAGAGCATTTCCACGCGGTCCTTGATCGCGTTCTGGTCGACTATCTGCCCGGCCTGGTTGGCCTTGGTGACCTCTGCGTTGACCAGCGTGTGCGCGTGGTCCTTCAGGGTCTGCGGTATGACGGGGTCCGGCGTGGGCTCGAGGATCCACGGCCGGTCGCTGTTCATGTAGACGCCGCGCAGCAGCGCGGTCGCGCCGCGGCACTTCATCGCCATCATGCGGGAATAGACGCCGCTGCCGCCGAACTTCTGGATCTCCTGCATCTTCTGCGGATCGTACTGGCCGTTGTACGCGCGCATGTCGCGGATCAGCTCGTCGTCGATGCCGATCGTACGCCGGTGACGTACGGCCTTCTCGAAGCGGTCGCGGATGTGTCGCGCGAGGTCCGACAGCACGCGCTCGGGCGCGGCGGACAGATCCTGGGAGGCCTTCTCTGCGGCCACGAGCTCGTCGTTCGTCACGACGCGCAGCAGGCCATGCGGACTCTGCGCGCGCAGCTCGAGCTTGCTGCCCTTCTTCTTGACGGGCTTCGATACCGCGCCCCCGGTCCCGGGGACGGCCGAGCCCTGTCGCGCCGAGCTGCCCAACAGGCCGCTGCCACCGGCTCCTGCGCCGGGCGCCGTGCCTGGTGTACGGGGCGACCCCGTGCCGGTGTCTAAGGTCGAGCTAGGCTTGTTCGGAATGACGGGCATCAGGTCCAACCTGCGGCTGACGGGGGTGGGCGCTTCACAGCGGCGCCTCTTGTGCGCACGAGTCTAGCAAGGACGTTGCCCGAATGTCCAAGAACACCGTATTGGAACGCGTCCGCGAGGTCCGACCACGGATGCGACTTCTCGGGCTGCGGCTGAAGCTCGCCGTCCTTCTTCTTGGCGTAGCGATACTTCGACTGCAGCGCGCGCACGAGCATCGTGCAGGCTGGGCTGATCAGGATCGCGGCGCCGCCCTCGCGCTGCTGCAGGAACCACTTCTCCACGGCGCGCAAGCGCGGGTCGATCGAGTTGGTCTGGGCCTGCTGCGCGGCGAAGCCCAGGCGCTTCAAGGCCTGGAACACGGACTCCTCGCCGATCTGCGATCGCGCGATTCCGCTCGGGTCGCCGACGACGCCAACCGGCAACCGCTGCAGGTGAGGTTGTGCCAGGAGTGGTCGCAGGAGCGTGTTGCAGAACTGCTCAACACCCATGTTCTCAGCGTACACCTCGTACAGAACTATCAGCCGGCCGTGCGGGTCCATCTGCGTGAGGACCGCCGCGGGGTTGCGCCCGAAGTCCATACCTATCACCAGCATCGTGCTAGGAATCGGCAGCAGGTCGTGGGACGCGACGTGAAACTTGCGCCGGAAGCTGGAGCGGAACACCGCCTCGCCGGACAGCGATGGGGCGATAATGTTGTCGACGTACTGCTCGACCCAGGCCGGGCTGTTCGACTCGATCAGGTCTTCGTAGTAGCCGGGTACGAGGTTCTCTCGGTTCTCGGCGCCGGGCTCGCGCGCGCCGGGCTGCACCCAGTAGCCCCACGTCGCCTCGGGCAGCTCGCGCCCGTCGAGCTCTTTCTCCTCGAGGATCTTGTTCCAGGGGGAGTCCTCATCGAACGAGTTGGTCTCGCCGATCACGCCGTACCAGCTCGGGCCGCCGTGCATCATCGAGGGGTAGCGGCCACACCGCGAGAACACATCCATCATGATCTGCGGCTGGAGCTCGCGCAGCTCCGACAGCCAGGCGTAGGTCAGGTCGAGCGACAGAAGCCGCTGGACGTTGTCCGGGGTATCGAGGGGCATCAGGATCCACTCGGCCTCGATGTCGCCCTGGCGAATCCAGATCGTGTTGTCGCTAGGGCGCCAGTCGATTATCGGGCCCAGCAGCTCGCGCACCGTCTTCAGCGACGTGGCCTTGAGCTGGGGCAGGGTGTTGCGGACGATGACGCCGCGGGACCGGCGGATGCCGTCGTTCGGGTCGGGGGCCTGCATGCTCGCGCGCCGGAGCAGCTCCATGACCATGCCGGACGACTTGCCGGAGCCGACCGGGCCGCGCACGACGCGAAAGCGCTTGTCCGAGAACATGAAGCTCTCGATCGTCGCAGGCGGCTTGAAGATCAGGTCAGCCATGTTCTTTTTATGTTAAATCGGCTGCGGAAAGTAGGGGCCCCGGAGGGCCCCTGTCTAGCGTAGCATCCCCGCGTCCCGAAGGATGCGGTGATACTTTTCTCGCTTATGCTTTGGGAGCGCCTGCAGTCGCGGCATCATTCGCGGCGGCGGCAGGCTGAGAAGGAGAGCTGGCCACCTCGGCCTGCGCCTTCACGAGACGCTCCAGGCGGTGGAACACCTGCTCCTCGAGGCCGTTCTCCATCGCGTGGTAGATCGTCGCCAGGAGCGACTTCGCGGTGGTGAGCTGCTCCTCGAGCACGCCCTTCTGCTGGCCCAGCTGCATGAGCTGGTTCTCGATTTGCTTCACGTTGTTCTCGATGTGGCCGACCACCGTCTTCAGGTGTTCGCCGACCTTCGCTGCACTCTCTGCCATGGTCATTTCAGTAGGTCCTTCGGTTGTGGAATGAACGAGATCCCGGGTGGAGACTGCGCCTCCGTGGTCGGGTCGACAAGACCCGCCTCGACGCGCTCCCTCAGCAGCTCCCGGTGGTTGCCGCGGAGGTTGGTCAGCTTCATCAGGCAATCGTCGCGATCTGCCGTCAGCTGCTGAATATGTGCGCTCTGCTGCTTGATGGCCTTGTCCTGGGCCTCCAGCGAGCGCTTCTGCATTTCGATGATCGTGCCCAGCTGCTCCCAGGTGGCCTTGGACATGACGATCACCTGGGCGCCGTGCTTGTCCGTGACGCCGTAGTAGCGCCCGTCCACGGCCGGTACGTGCGGCCAGGAGCCGGTATTTCCGGAGACCTTACTCGGACGGAGTAGTTTCGAGAACAGATCCATCGATCGTCACCTTTTTGGCTGGGTCGGCAAATTGCATCACGATGCTGAACGGCCGCGTCGTGCTCTCCGCGCTCTTGCGCGGGCCGAGCTCGCCGGCCTTCATCAGCTTCTCGAAGGCCTCAAGCTTCAACGCCGGTATCTGGTCGTTCTGCTTGAGGATCGCGAAGATGTCCGCTAGGCCATCCTCGACCATGAAGCGGGCCTTCACGCGCACCCGCTCCTCGACGTTCAGGTCCGAGTTCCAAATCGACTTGGCCTCTCTGTAGGCCGTCAGGAACATCTTGTCCTTCATCTTCGCGCGCAGCGAGGTGGCATTCAGCCCGTATCGCGCGCACACCTCGGCTGAGGGGGAGATGTTGGCCACCAGCTCCCAGATCAGCTGGGCGTCCGTGCCGCTCAGGGCGGACGGCAGCTGGGTCGGCAGCGCGGGCGGCGCGGGCAGCTGGTTCATGGCTTGGTCAGCTCTTTCATGGTCGTGCTCTCCAGCACGAGCTCGCCGCCGACCCGCAGCACGTACTCGCGGCAGGCCTGGCGTACCAGCTCGCTCACGTTCGTGCCCTTTGCTCGAGCAATACGCTTCAGCCCTTCCATCACCTGCGGCTGGAAGTAGAGGTTGAGGCGGATCAGCTCGTTGGGTCGGCGTGGCATGTCTGTATGTAATGTAGACGAAATCCCAGTCCCCTGTCAAAAAAACCCCGGCCGGAGCCGGGGAGAAGTGGGGAGGAGCTTCTTTTTTTCTTCGAGGGGCGAGCCAGCTAGGGGGGAACTGGCGGCAGAGGAACTTAGTACCCGATAGCGACGAACTGCAGGACGTCGCCGGAGACGATCGTGGCCGCAACCGTGGTGCACGAGGTCGTCGTGGTCGACGCTTCGGTGACGATGTCGGCCGGGGTCGTGCGGTTGTTGAACACGCAGTTCCAGCCGTTCGGAGCCGCGCTCGGGAACGTCAGGGTCGTGGTACACGTGGTGACGGCACCGGAGACGATCGACCCGGCATTCGGGCCGGCCGTGATCGTGCCGCGGGTACCGCAGGAGCCCGACACGACGGGCGCGGTGCCCTGCGTTACGAGGGCACCGTGGAAGGCCTCGAGACCCGTCGTCGGGTTCCAGCCGTAGTCGATGGCCGCCGCCGAGGCGAGGCCGGCGACGAGCAGAAGACCGGCCGCGAAGCCGAGGATCGAGGAGCGAATCTTGCGGATCATGTTTGAGGACCTCTGAAAGTTGTGGTGGGCGAAATTGCGCGCGTGCCCGTGCTGCGATATTACTTGCCAACATCCTCGGGACGCAAGTGGATGTGATCGGGGGCGACCTTGTCGATCTGTATGGCGAAGAACCTGGCCACAGGGTTGCCCTTGTCGTAGAGGCGCTGCGTGCGCCCCGAGAACATATATTCGCCCTTCGTCCACTGCGGGATCTCGCGGTAGACCAATGTCCCCACGATCATGTTCAAGATCACCGCGTCGAGGACGATGAAGGCCAGGGCGACCGGGTAGCCAACGGTCGCCCAGAACCACGTCAACCGACCTTCCTCTTTCATCTCGCGGGCTTTGATCCCGGCGAGAAACAGGACCATCGAGATGACGAACAGCTTCGCAATCACGTAGGGGATGTGGAACATGGCGGCTACCTCTTAAGAAAACTTCAGGTCTGCGTCAACGTCAGGCCCGTGATCGCGCCCGGCGCGCGGAACACCGGAACCGTGGCCAGCGTGATCGAGGCGGAGGCGGACACACCGGCGGCGCCGGAGACGTCAACGGCCGTGACGCGAAGCTCGTAGGTGCCCGGCGCGATGTCGGCCAGCGTCACCGTCGCGAGCGGCGCGGCGGGGCGCGAGACTTCCTGGAACGGGAGGCCGGGGTCACTGCGCATCTCGACTAGCGAGTAGGCGAGCGCGCGCTGATCGGCGGCTACGGAAGGCAGGGTCCAGTCGGCTTGGATGTTCATATCGATGATCCTCAGTTGAAGGTTGGTTACAGAGCCGGGGCGCTTACGTCGATGCTTCCTCAGCCGCGCCAGGCCGAAGATAGCCAGAAGCCATAACGCTGCGACAATCAGCCACACGGCGCGAATACCGATTTGCGTGTCGTGTTGGGGGTACCGTTTGGCATTGTCACCGAGGTGTACGGTACCAGGTACATCGTCCCATGTGCAGCATCACCCATGCTCTGGTTGGGATCGCACACGGTACCCGCCGGCACGTTGCCGAACGCCAGCAGCGTGACCTGGTTCGGCGCCTGGACGATCTGATACGCGATGTCGTTGTGCAGCACCTGCAGCGGCGCGGTGAGGCCGGTCGGCGCGTTCGGCGTGGGCACGTTGATCGCCTTCGTCGCCTCGTTGCTGCCGCCGCTGGACGCACCCAGCGCGTCGACGGCGATCGCCGCGAAGTAGTGCGGCCCCGGCTCGAGGTTCTTCCACACGTACGAGCAGGTCGTCTGCGCCGGGCTGATCTGCCGGTACATCGGCCCATGCGCTATCCCCTCGTAGAAGTAGAACGCGAGGGGCAGTTGCGCCCCCGCGATCGTCGAGCCGTCCGTGTTCGTCGTCGGCGCGGTGCAGGACATCGCCGCCTCGCCATCGGGCGACGCCGAGGGGCTCCAGCCCGAGACGTTCGAATAGATCCACCAGCGGCCGTCCAGGATCTGCGCGTAGATCTTGCCGGCCGAGACGACCAGCAGCACGCCCTGCCCGCCGTTGGCGTTGCTCCCGTTCAGCAGGATCACGTTGCCGCTCGGCCCGATGCTCAGGCTGAACGACCAGGTGCCGTCCGCGGTCGTGAGCGTGGTCCGGTCGGTGCTCGTAGGAGTGAGGCTTTGCGCGTGCGCGGCGACTGCGAACAGCGCGAGGAGGGCAATGAGGATCGTACGCATCATGCGAGTCTACTCCAGGATCTCGGCGCCGTGCTGGATCGCCGAGCGCATCGTGTCGACGTTGAGCGGCGTGAGGTCCCGCTCGGTGTAGGTCCGGTGGCCGTGCGGGCCATACACGGTGATCCAGTGCCCGGCGCCAGACCACGGCCCCTTGTTCAGCCGCAGCCTGACCTTGAGCACGTGGCAGAACGCGCGCAGCTCCTCCATCTCGTCGCGGGTGAAGCCGGCGATCTCGAAGGGGATCACGTCGGTGAAGACCGGTGGCCCATAGTCGCCGTCCATGTTGTCGACGCTCATACCTTCCACACTTTGCCGGAGTAGGTCGGATCATCCAGGGCGGTGGCGATACCCTGGTCTATCCCTAGCACCATCGGCCGAACGGACATCTGCTCTCGGATGTACCGCTCCTTCTGCTCGATCTGCCGGCGCATCATCTCCTGGGCATACTGATCCGGCATGTCGTACGGGCTCGGCGGCCACTTCTGTTTCATCTGCTGGGCGTTTACGTACTCCATCTTCTGGCTGATATCGCGCATCTTGGACTTCGGCGCGTAGTCGCGCCCGAGCTGCATACGCAGGTGCGGGTACGCGTCGCGCAGCCGCTTCATGTCGATTATGCTCGTGACCAGGTGTCGCCATGTGGCCTCGTCCGCGTCGGAGTCGATCTGCGCGTCCACGGGAACCAGGCTGTCGTTCCTAGGATCCTGGTCCAGCGGGAACACGCGCCACACGTCCTGTCGGTGCTCGTAGCGGGCGTCCAGGCGCGCCATGGCCAGCAGCGCCAGCACGTCTTCGTTCGGCCTCCGGTCGGCGTTGATCTGCTGCTGAAACTGATCGGCCGCGTCCTGCATGATCTTCGAGGCAATCTCGGCCACCTCGCGCGGCCCCATCTTTGGGTTGAACCACGCGTCGTCGAGCTCGTGCGACACCTCGTAGTGCTTGTCGTGCTCGCCGGGCTTAGTCGCCTTGACCGGCAGCTGGACCCGGAGCCGCGTCCGGTTGCGCTGCTGGTCGTACTCCGAAATCACCACCGCCTCCGACGGCAGGAAGTGCCGCCCCGCCATTCGAAAGATCGCTGACAGGTCCTGGACGTGCGCCATCGGAATCTCCTTCTTCGGCGTCATGGGTACAGATAAACCGTAGCGGCCGGGCAACGACCGCACGGCTTCGGCGATCGTACCGGGGGATTTGATGGTACCCCCGGGCCGCGGCGCAGTGAGGTTGATTTTCGAGGTCATAGACTTTCCTCATTGGGTGGCTTTATCGACTAGGTCGGACAGCTTCAGCGCCCCGGTGTAGTGCTCCATCAGCTCTTTCGTCCACCTGCCGGAGACGAACGGGTCGATCTCGAGGGGCGTGTCCATGTACACCTTAGCGCGCTGAATCTCGTCGATCCAGTGTTCGATCGAGGTGCACAGCCGCATCGATACCGGGTAGCGTCGATCGCCGAGCCACGCCACGACATAAAACCCCGGGCCGCGCGAGAGGCGCACCTCGTAGGTCAGGCCGTGAAGATCCAGCAGGTTCCGCTGCGCGAGGGACAGCTTGCGGGCGAGGATCTTCTGGATGGGGTTCTTCATCTCCGGAAGGCCTCGAGGGCGGCGGTGATCGCGCGGCGGAAACCGTCCATCGTGCGCAGGTCGTCCTCGTCGTGGACCGTGTCCACGCAGCGGCCGTCGGCGCTAAGCACCCGAAGCCTGATACCGAATAGGTTCGCGTCGTAGTGGGCGCGCAGCTTCACCCGGGCCATCTGGCACAGCAGCCGCAGGTCGTCCATCTCAGCGTCGGTGATCTCGTCGACGATGAAGCCGACGGTCTCTAGCGCAGGGTGATCAATCTGCTGGATCATGGCTGCTGAGTATTACGTCTGTATGTATCAAAGTCAACTGGAAAATATGGCGGGCTGCGATAAAGCACGCCGGCGGGGGGAGGGGGGCGTGTCCAGGTAGGCAGGGTCGACTTGTCATAATGCGGCCCGTCTCCCTATGGTTGCAGACGGCAACCGCATGCAGCGCAACGGCGCTCCCGGCCCCGAAGCCTAGTGCAGAGACGTGACATTGACGGCACGCGCCCCGAAACCTAGGCCCTCGCTCGCCCCTTGGCTCGCGTCGGTCTCGGTCGGATAAGGCCCGAGCAGAGTCACGGGGAACACTCGCAGCGTGGCGGGAGAGAAACCCGCATGCCCGAACCTCGGGTAAGTGTCGCTGCCCTGCCTCCTAGACGCCATGCCCACGGCTCGTGCGCCCGATCGCGCTCGCACGACACCGAAGCAAGCGACGCGGGACTACCGCGCACGTCACGGCTTTAACTACGGGCTCCGTATGGTGGACTCTCAAGCATCGCCGCGCGCGGTGTTTGAGTGTCCATCATGCGAGGTATCACAATGACATTCGAGCAAGAGGCGGCCGCGTTCCTGGCGGGCCGTCAAGTCTATCGTCGCGGCAACACTCTGCGAGCGATCCCGCGTCCCCAAGGGTTGGCCGACCGCATCGCGTCTTGGACGCATCGCGGCATGGCGAGCAATTGGCCGGCCGCCGACCGCTGCGCGGGCCGCGCGCGAGTCTGCCACAACGCACGCTAGCGACTGAGTGTCCCTAGGCAACTGGGGACACTCGGGCGCAATTCCGCGCCAGTCTCACTGTACGGAGAACCTTACCATGACCATCGCAATCCTTACTCCCGCTCAGGTTGTGGCCGGGCTTCCGACTCTGCGCGCGAGCGCGGTCGAGCTCGAAGCCAACATCCATCAGTACGCGGTCTCGACGCTCGATCATTGCCGCGAGCACGGTGACTACCGTGGCGCGGTCGGTTTGCTGAACGCCTTGCCGAAGGGCCAGCGCGTGCAGGCCGTCGCGGCGTGGTTCCGTGAGTTCAGCTCGGGCAAGCTCGCGCTGACGCTCAAGGACGGTGCCTGGGGCGCGCAGCTCCGGGGCGAGATCGCGACCCGCGAAGCGGACTTCCGCGTCGCAGAGTCGATGCTGACGACGTACGCGGACTTCACCAAGGAAGTCGCGCCGAAGGCGCTCACCATGGCCAAGTTCCTGGCCAGCATCGAGCGCGTCGCCAACGACACGAGCACGCTGCCGAACGGAGCCCGCAAGGTTCCCGAGGCGGTCGCCGAGGTCGCAGCGGCGATGATCGCCGGCATCCGGGCGCAGAAGGCGGCCTAGCGGGCCGCGCGGCGTGGCGGGCAACGCAATGGTCGATTAGGTCGTGCACATCCGACCACGACACGTTGCCCGCCGCGTCTGCCTAGGGACTTGTTCGCAGGTTCCTAGTCAGACGTAGTTCTAGCCCACGTTGTCCGCGTTGTTGACCTAGTTACACGGGACAATTTCGATGAGAGATTTCGCGGGCTGCGGAGCTTTGTCCTTATTGTCCCAGTCTTTTTCAACAACAACAACAAAGATATATAATAAGGGATAGCTAGGGATGGGACGCGGGGGGTGCGGGCGGCGCCCGCGTCCCCGGCTCGGACCGGCGTAATCGCTGGGACAGCGGGACAGCGCGTCTAAGCATATGATCCGCCGTGTATTATATAGTCCCGAGGCCCGCATGGTGCATAAACGCCCGGGACAGCGCATCTAAGTAGTTGATCCTTCTGTGTTTCCTGGCGTATTCAGGGGCTGAAACACGCAGGGACAGCGTATTTCGGCCCTTCCGCGCATACAGACACTATGCCCATGATAGACTCATTGGCATGTTGTCCCCAGGAGTGTTGCCATGAAACTCACGCCATATACGATGTGGGTGCTGTTCGGCATCCAAGACATGATCCGGTACAAATTCCGGGCTGGCTTGGTCGATATCTCGGACGATGGGTACTTCCCGTGCTGATACGAAAGCGCGGCCTAGTAGCCCTGGTTCTGCTGTTCGCGACTAGTGGGGGCTCTCCTCACAAAGCCGCGAACGCCTGGACGGACTATTGCATTGAAGTCTCGAGCCGAGTCACGGTTTGTGACCAGAAGTTCGCCGAGAGCTGGTGGGTGCGCCATGGGCGCTGAATACCGATCAAATCACGGGCCGGACTGCACTAGCTCGTGCTGCCGCTCACCTGACGAATGGTGGGAGATCCGTGCCAGCATGCTGGGGATGGCGAATCCCAAGCTATACGCAATCGCAAGCAGCTACCGCGTGAGCGCCGATCACGGCGCCCGCGAGGTGGTAATGTCCATGGCGCTTCGGGATCTGAAGCTGCCCAACACGCGAGAGAACATCGACGGCCTGTTCGCGGCGTTCATGCGGCTTAACCCGCCGCACCGCCGGCGGACGTTCGGGTTATCTCTATGAGCGGCCCGAATAGCCACGGCCTAGACGTCACCGAGGAACGCGAGCTGATGGAGTCGCTTCCGCAAGCGCATCGCAACCTGCTGCACCTCTACGGCTTCGTAGCCCGCGATGTGTCCGGGCTGCGCGAGTACGCTGCTGGTGGGCCGATGCCGCACTGGGTGTTCGTCACGGACGGTGGGGTGAGGGGGGGCCTGTGGCTGCCGATGAAAGAGACAGTCGGCAACTGGGTCGAGCGCATCAACAGATTCAAGCGGCAACCGGCGTACACGTGGGGCGAACACAACCCCATTCCGGTGCCGACGGTCTAGTTTCGTAGCGGCCTGGGCGGCTGCACCGAGGGATTGCCGTGCTTCGGCCGGAACCCCGGTGGGCCGCCATTTTTTAGGAGTGCACACATGCGTACCAACAACCTGTTCGGACAGACTCGCGACGAGGTCTTCGAGCTCGTGATCGTCGCCTTGGCGATCGTCGCGTTCGACGGCTTCATCTGGATGGTCTGGGGCGTGAGCCTGTGGCCGAAGTGACGCCCATGAACAGCGGCGGGCCGCTGCCCTTCGTCGTCAACCCCGAGCTGATGGGGTTCTTGAACGACGACGAGTTCGAGCACCTGATAGCTTATAGGCCCGGTCCGCACTTCCTGCGGCCGGATCTGGACATCGGCGAGCCCGAGGGCGCCGTGGACTTCTTCGACGTCGGCGAGCCCGGCTGGGGCGACTGGGAGGTGTGGCCGTGAACAAGGCGCGAATAGTGATCTGCTTAGCGATGGCGCTCCCGAGCGCTGCCCGCGCGGACTCAGACACGCACGGCCCGGATATCCGGGCTTTCCTAGGCTACACGCACGTCTCGGATATCACGCGCGGGCCGCCGTTTGCCGAGATCAAACCTGGCTGCGAGCCGACGACCGACTGGGTCGGAGCTGGTGTCACGTTCGTGTGGCCACACGTCCAAGTGGACCTGGCGCACGGTGTGAAACAACGCGACGCCTGGTGCGGCAGGCCATATGCGCAACCGCGCGAGCCCGGCACCGAGCTGGCACTTAGGTTTTATCCATGGAGCAGACGATGACCGCGTCAAATATCGTCGCGTTCCCGCTCGAGCGCACACGGCAGACTCTTGACAGCATCCTGCACAGATGCGAGCAAGCTCTCGAGGTGGGTAGGCTGATCCGCGCCGAGGTCGCCCGCGAGATGGACTGGACGACGATCCAACTCAATGACCTGTCCGCGCCGTCTTCGTGCACGCTCGCAGACCTGCACCTCACGGCGCAAAAGGCCCGCGAGCTGCCGGATTTCAACACCTGGCCGTTCAACGGGCTCAAGCCGTGAACACCTGGGACGGAGCCGATCCCGAGGTCGAGGCGCTGTGGGACGCGGTGGAGGCCATGACCGGGAGCAACCCGGCAAATCACCTGAGCATCGACGACTGGCACGCGCTACAAAACCATATGCACGCATGGCGCGATCGGCAGCGGCCGTACGAAACCGCCGTGGCCGAGCGGTATTTCTTCGAGCGATACACCAACGAGCTGCGCCGCGCATGGGCGAAGCTGTACCTAGGAGAGCCGGTATGAAGGGCCTGATCGAGTTCATGTTCTACATCGTGATCCTGGCCATCATCGCGCAGGTTCTGCACTTGCAGTTCTCGCTGTTGGTCTCGCTAGTCACGCTGGCCAAGGTGTGCGGCCGTGACTAGCCCCTGGGGCAACCTGGGCTCGCTGGCCGAGGTCACGCGCGACAACGACGGGCGCTATCGCGTTCACACGCGCAGCGGCCTGTCCCTAACTCTCACAGCCGCCGAGTGGCACGAGGCGATGACTCGCATCGTGGCGCTGGCCAAGGAGCCGGTCGATGAAGCCGCCAGCATCGAAGCCCGCGCTGACGCAGGCGCAGACGAACCTGCTTGATCTGTACGGCTTCGTGGCCGACACCGCGACACCATCGTGGCTGTACGTGACACGCGGCCCCGTTGCGTCGGGCGAGCTGGGCAACGGCGGGCGCTGGCTGCCGCTGAACGGCAATGAGAAAGAGACTCTGAAGTCTTGGATCACGATACTGAGACAGCCCGGCTATCACGGCGTCGCCACGCCGACCGCATCGCGCGACGCACCACTACCAGAGGGGCAACGAGGATGAAACACCAATTTGTCGAGGTCGAGCTGAGGGTGACGCTGAAGATCCGCCTTCCGTCGGATGACCTGCTGCCCGCGCAGGGGCCGTACTGCAAGGCGAGCATGATCCAGCACGAGCTCCGGCGCTGGGAAGCGTCGACGATCAAGAGCACGACGATCAATCCGCATAGGACCGACCCCGGTCCGGTGCATATGTCGGTGAGGACGCTGCCATGAAGGACAAAGAGCTGACCCTCGACGAGCTGGCGAGTATCTACGACCGGCTCGGCCCTGGCGGTCGCCGAGCGCGCACCCTGCCGATCCAAGAGGTGGTCGATTGGGCGGTGGGGCGCACCGACCTGTTCAAGGTGCTGCCGAACGACAGCATCGCGAGGGTGGAGAAGGCATCATGAAGTTCCTACCGCCCGAGGACATCACTCGCCTCGAACGCCTGGTGCTGATGCACGGCGTGTCGGCGGTGCTGCGGGGCCTGGCAACGGCCGCCGACAACTACGCGCAGCATGCCGCAACGTGCAAGATCCCGCGGCACTGTGTGCTGTGTGGTCCTGGCTCGGGGCGCTGGGCGCGCGCGTCGCGGTATCTGAACACGGCGGCCCGGGCGCCGTCAGTGGTGGACCTATGATGTCCAAGGTCGACTACGACATGATCGCGTCGGCCATCGCTGGCGTAGGTAACGGTACACAATCGCGCCTGAGTGTCGTGGCCCGCATAGCCGACGCGATGGCGCGTGAGAATCCGAGGTTCAGCAAAGCGCGCTTCATCAAGGAGTGCGAGCTGACGGACGAGGAACTGGCCACGTACAACATGGCCGGCGGCAATAGCTCACTACTCTAGGAGGACACATGAAAGCACCCGCTGTGCGCGTTCTGCGCGCACGTCTATCTGCCAAGATCCATGCGGCCGAGCAAGCCCGCAAGGACCGGATCACATCCGAGGTCGAGAGCGGACGAGCGGCGCGCGCCGTGGCCCGCGAGCGTGTGAGTGCGGCGTTCTTCGCGGCGGTCAAGAAAGACCCCGCGAAGTTCTTCAAGCTCGAGCTCGGCGAGTGGCTGCACATCGACGTGAGCGAGCTGGCCAGCGAGACGCTGCGCAAGCTGCGCAACGAGCACCCGTGCCTCAAGGCCCAAGCCGCGGCCGGCGGCCACGGTACGTGCATCGAGTTCCCCGCGCTGGGCTTCTCGATAGCGTGCAGCGAGGAGGTCCGCGACAAGTTCGCGCCGCTGGCCAAGGGCATCGACGACGCGTTCATCACCGAGGACAGCGAGGCGCTGGCGGCTCTGATCGCGAAGTTCTAGGACGCCACCCAGCGCTGCCCGCGTGGTCGCTCGAATACGTGGCGAGACGGGTGCTTGAGGCCCGATGCCGAGGCCGTGGCTGGCCGAGGGTGAAGCTGATGACAGGCCCTGAGCCAACGAGTGAGGGGTAGCTACCGCTGCGCGACGCAGCGCTGGGGTTTTTATGAAGAAGCTGACACGCGCCGCGGAGATGAAGCTCCTGACCGACGAGTGGGACTTCCAGGTGGCCCGCCTTGTGATGGTGGACCCCAAGCTGCACGATAAATGCAGCCGCATCGCCCGTTCGGTTGCTACCGAGTACGTGGTGTACAAATCACTGGAGGACGCGCTGATCGTGCTGGGCCTGCCTATCGGGCGGGACAACCACGCGAACCTGGCGCGGGCTCTGAGGAAGAAGCCATGACGACCCCGGCCGACGAGCTGTGGGACCTCGAAGCAGCCAAGCTCGCGATGGTGTACCCGAAGCTGCACCGCGCCATAGTCAACAGCCTATGCGGCGAGTTCGCGTGGCTCAATCAGACGACCCGCGTTCGGCTGCTGACTGCGGCGCTGGTGGCGCTTGGCCACCATGAGATCCACCGCAACATGAACGGGATGCCGTTCGTGGGTGACGGCAGCCATGAGCGTGAGCTCGCAGACATGGTGCGCGAGCTGCGCGCGGCGTTCTTGCGCGCGTTCCCCGCGACCCCACACAACTGGTCGTCGTTGACCATGGCCGAGATCAAGGATATGCAGGACATCCTGTGTGACAAGTCGTTCCCGGGTGTTGACCGCGAGCTTGTGAAGGAGGTCGGATGAAAAAGCAGGCGCACCGCGAATTCTGGGACCTTCAGGCCGCGCGGCTGGCCATGGGCAACGCCGAGCTCCATGCCAAGTGCGTGAAGCTCGCGTGGACTGTGAACACGACCACGTCGAGCTCGCACGCGTTCCGCTACCCTCTTACGGACGCCGCGCTCGAGCTGCTAGGATGCGGCCGCGGCCCGCAGCACGGCACGGACGTCGCCAAGTCGACGAGGTATCTGCTGAGGGCGCTGAAGCGCGCGACGGGTAGGCCGACCGAGATGGTCAAGCCGAGCGACGTGATGGACTTCGTGCAGCTGAGCGTGCACAACCCCGGGTACAGATTCGGCGCGCCGCGCAAGGGCGCGGACGAGATGGACCTGGCGGAGATCGAGACCCGCAAGCTGGCGTGGCTCGATGACAAGGCTTCAAGCGGGAAGTAAACTCGCAGGGTTCGTCGCGGCAACCTACCAGGAACGGCCGCGAACCATTTCGATTGCGGAGTAGCTCAGTGGTAGAGCACCGGGTTCATAGTCCGGGTGTCGTGGGTTCGAGCCCCACCTCCGCTACCAGTTCAGCGCGCCAGCGCCGAGGTCAACAGAAGCGCAGTCGATGTCGCCCGCCCTGAAAGCGGGAGGACAGCGAGGGACGGGTGGTTCGGTAGTCACCCCCGTGGAGGGGGAGAGGCGCCGAGGTAGGTGCTGGCATAACTCTAGGGAGGAGCGATGACGAACCCACGGGTGGCCGTGCGCTTGCCGACTGGCGAGTACCGGCAGCTGTTGCATGTGTTCTCGCTGATCGAGCAGCGCCGGCCCGACAACCCCGGCATCAACATGGGCGAGCACTACGCTTACCCGTGGCCGATCGAAGACGACAAGCCCGACCTGGGCTACATCGAGGCGGTCTACAACATGACCCGCTTCCAGCAGTGGCCGCGGCAGTGGCAGTCGTTCTGGCCCGAGCTCGCGCTGTGTTGCGGTGACACGGCGGCCGGCGACTCGTTGCCTGGGGGCAGCATGGCCGGCTTCGGCGAGAGGGACCCATACGCCGGGAGCGCATACCCTGGGAACCATTCTGTCTTTCGCTCGCCGTATTACACCCGGCCGCCGCACCAACGCGGCCCGGCGCCGCACATCGCATCGGTGCGCCACGGCCCGTACCTGCTTCTCGCCGCGACCCTGAGCGCCGGCCACGTTGCTGGCAGGATCGTGGCCATCAAGCGGCAGACCCGACGCGACCTGTCGGCCCTGAGCGGCCGCAGCGCCCGCACCCTGGCCCGCGAGCACAACGGCAAGATGACCCCAGCGCCCGACATGCTGGACCTGTTCCACGACGAGATCACCAAGCGTGTTCTCGCCACTTTCAGTCCGTACGCAGTCAACCTAAAGGAGACTTTCGCATGCGCATTATCGACCTCGTCAAGGTCGCCCCCGACATCTACCGAACCGGACGAGCTGTCCATCTGATGGGACCGCCCGGCATCGGCAAGTCGGACGTGATTCAGCACGATATCACTGCGACCCTCTCCGCCGCGTTCAGCGAGCCGTTCGGCTTTTGGAGCTTCCTGGCTCCGACCGTCGACGCGCCCGATATCCGCGGCTTCCTGGTGCCGACCAAGCTCGCCGACGGCACGCCGTCGTCGTTCTACACGCGGCCCGCGTTGCTCCCGACGAAGGAGTACTTCAAGGCGCACCCGCGAGGCATCTACTTCATCGACGAGCGGAACTCGGCCGACATCCTGGTCAACAAGGCCTGCGCGCCGATCATCCTGTCGAAGCGCTTCGGGGACGAGTATCTCCCCGAGGGCTGGCAGGTGTGGTCTGCGAGCAACCGCGTCGAGGACCAGTCCGGTGCGAGCAAGGCCCTGAAGATGATGACCAATCGGGAATGCTCGATCCAACTCCAGTCGGACGTGCTCTCGTGGTCGCTCTGGGCCGAGGCCCGCAAGATGCACCCGCTGATGATCGCCTTCGCGAAGCAGCGTCCCGGCATCGTCTTTGCGGAGAGCGTGCCCAAGCACGAGGGGCCTTTCTGCACGGCCCGGTCGTTCACCGCAGCGGCGGAGTACGTCAGCAACCTGGCTGGCGTGGACGACAACGGCAACGTCGTGATGAAGATCCAGCTGGATTCTCTCGGCCTGCAAGTGATCCAGGGCTTCATCGGCGAGTCCGCGACGGCGGAGCTGGGCGCGCACATCAAGCTCGGCGACAAGCTCCCGGACATCGAGGAGATCCTGAAGGATCCGATGACCGCGAAGTGCCCGAAGGCCGAGGACCTTCACATCGCGTTCGTGGCGGCGCAGCTGCTCTTGCACTACGCGAAGCCCGACAACATCGACATTCTCTGGACCTACGCGGAGAGACTACCGCGTGAGATTCAGGTGTCGACGGGCCAGAACCTCATCGCGCGGGGCGGCGGCACGCTGCTGAACTCGCAGAAGATGACCACCTGGATCAAGAACAACAAGGCTCTGATCAACGTCAGCAACACCAAGCGGTAGAACCCCGCTCGGCAAGGAGAGTGCCATGTCCGACACACCGGACAAGGCCACCGCGCTCAACGAGGCGATGGCCGCCAACTACCTGTTGGTCGATCTTGCAATTCGTTCCTGGTCGGGAAAGTCCACCGACCGCACGGCATCCAAGGAAGTGCTCGCCAACAAGGGCGCTGCGGATGACGGTGGGGTCTTCGTGAAGAACCTGCTGTCGGGTGCCAAGCAGGAGCTGAAGGAAGTGCACACGCTCGGCAACGCGCTGCGGAGCTTCGTGTACAACCGTACGCTCTCGTGGTCCAGTACTTCAGACGGGGCGCGGCGCGGCGAACGGCTGCTGGCGTCCACCGCCGCGATGGACTTCATCGTGGAGCTGAACGGCCTGAAGAAGGACTACGATCGGTCGGTGCTCGCGCTCCAGGCGGTCTGGGCTCAGCGGGTGGCGGAGGCGATGCGTAATCTCGCCGGCCTCGCGGATGCGAACGACTACCCGGACGCATCGCAGATCCCCAGCCTGTTCAGCGTGAACGTGAACCTGCGGACTGTCCCGGCCATCGCGGACTTCAGCCGGCTCAACGTGCCGGCGGAGCTGGCGGAGGCGCTCGGTCAGCGCAGCGCGTCGCAGGCGGAGATCCAGGTGGCCAACGCCCTCAAGGAGATGCAGGAGCGCTTCTTGGAGGAGCTCGAGCGTGTCGCGGAGCAGTTTGCGCGGCACGGCGCCGGCGAGAAGACCCGTCTGTACAGCACCCTGGTCACGAACATGCAGGGCCTCGTGCAGATGGCGCGCAACATGAACCTCAGCCAGAACCCGAAGCTGGCGGAGTTCGCCGACAAGATCGAGCAGCGGCTGCTGTCCAAGCCGATCGAGTCCTACCGCGACGACCCCATGAGGGCGAAGGCCGCGGCGGAGGACGCCCGGGCTCTGCTGGCCGAGGCCCAGCTGCCCGACGTGTGGGCGTGAAACGCAAGCCATTCACCTCGCAGATGGAGCTGCCCGACAAGCCGGCGAACCATCGGGCCGAGTGGCTGGTGACGGATCACGTCTACCTCATGAACCGTCTGCGCCAGGGCGCCACGGCCAAGGAGGTAGCCGACGAGCTCGGTCGCACGTTCCACAGCATCATGAGCAAGGCCTACGCGCTGCTCGACGCAGAGGTGATAGCGTGGCGGCGGCGGGGGCGGCAGGAGAAGCGGAACCAAGTGCTGTCGGGTCTGCTGGCCGCAGCCCGCGGCGGCGGCGGCAACGATCCGCGCCGCGCGTACTACGGTGGGGACATCCAGTGGGTGGCTCTGCGAAACTTACTTCTTCAACTCGACAAGGAGCTGGCCAATGACCAGAAGCACGGAACTCAGTGACGCGATCAGCGCGCTGGTGGTACAGCAGCCGTTCTATGCGGTGCTGCTGTTCGACCTGCTCGAGATCCACGAGGCGACGACCGTCCACGGCAGGCCGCTACCCACGGCGTGCACCGACGGGCGAGCGATCTACGTGAATCCCGCGTTCTTCAAGCAGATCACGGTGCCCGAGCGCATCGGCGTGCTCTGCCACGAGGTCATGCACGTGGTGCTGCGGCACTGTGAGCGCAGCCGCGGCTACATGGACCTGGGCGTTGGCCCCGACATGAAGCCCTTCAACATGAAGAAGGCCAACCACGCGCAGGACTACATCATCAACCAGATGCTGGCCGACGGCGGCTTCAAGCTGCCGCTGGGCTCGCTATTCAACCCGCAGATCACGGCGGCGGACGTGTGGGACGAGGTCTACACCAAGATCCCCGACCCGCCCGAGGACGACGACAACTGGGACACGCACATCCCGGCGCAGGACCCGGCGACGCTGCCGGACCCGGCGACCATCCAGCGCGCGGTCAAGATGGCGGCGTCGGCGGCCAAGGCCGCGGGCTCGCTGCCGGGTGGGTTGCAACGGCTGGTGGACGATATCTGTGAACCAAAGGTTACATGGACCGATCACATCCTGCGCACGTTGCAGAACGTGATCGGCAACGAGGAGTACACCTGGCGCCGTCCGAACAAGCGCAAGCTCTGCATCGCCCCGCACGTCTACATGCCGGGGCGCACCGGGTCCAAGGCCGGCGTCGGCGTGATCGAGGTGGACACGTCGGGGTCTATCAGCCCGGCGTTCATCAAGACCTGGTTCGGCGAGATGCACGGCATCATGACGGACTGCAACCCCGAGACCCTGCACGTCGGGTTCGTGGACGCAGACCTGTTCAACGACGAGCTCCACGAGATCCACGACGTGAACGAGCTGCTCGACCTCAAGGCCAAGTGCGGCGGGGGTGGTGGCACGGACATGACGGTGATCTTCCGGGAGATCGAGAAGCGCGGCATCGATGCGGACTTCGTGGTGATCCTGACGGACGGCTACACGCCGTTCGGTGAGGACCCGGGGTACCCCGTGATCTGGTGCATCGCCGGCAACGAGGGCTGCACCGCGCCGTTCGGCTTGACCCTGCACGTCCCGATGTCGGAGGATTGAGCCGAGTCCCCACAACAAGAGGTTCCTATGAGACCCATCCCAACGCCCGTCTCGCACACGATCCTGGTCTGCGGCACCTTGGCCGCTGTCGCAGGCTTCGGGTGGTGCATGTACAGCATGCCCTTCCCGGTCGACCTGATCATCGCGTTCGGAGGCGGCTACATTTACGGCCGGGTTCACCGGCATCACACGCCCTAATGGAGGAGCTATGAAGCACACAGCACGGACCTTGTACCAGATCTTCGCCGACGCCTCAGCCGAGGCTGGTTGCAGCGAGCCCGAGTGGGACGAGCTCGACGACACGGCGCGCGCCGGTTGGCAGGCGGTCGCGGATGAGGTGGAACATGCAACTTGACCCACTGACCGTGGGCGTGGCGTTGCTAGTGGCCGGCGTGTTCGTCGGCCACTACATCACCGTCGCCCTCATGACCAAGAAGTTCGTGCTGCGCTTCCGCGGCATGGCCCAGTGGCACGCCGGGCGCATGAACCTGTTGGTCAACAGCTGCTACCAGCTCGTCAAGGACCGAATGAACGAGCGGCAGTTCATCATGGAGGTCACGGCCTACGCGCACAAGAAGTACGGCGTGCACCTCGACATGATCCCACAAGACGGCGCACGGCCGCCGGTAACGGAGGAGAGCAATGTCAACTCGGATAGGGATGGGGGCGAAGGAAGACCTGGAGCTTGATTTCAAGCGGCTGTTCGGCCGCTGCTACGACGTCGTGAAGTTCCCGCTCGCGCAGGCGGAGATGCCCCGGCTGTTCAACAATCTGATCGAGCCGGGGGTGCAGAGGGTCGTCGTCGAGATGACCCGCCGCGGCTACAGCTGCGCGTCGTGGTTCTCGGGCGGCGCCACAATGGTCCTGCCATGCGCCGGAGTGGGCGCCCAGGATCTTACCGTACACCTCGGGGACAACTCGGAGTACGTGGGCAACCCGGCGGTCCGCGACGATCTACTGGGCCGGGCCTTCATGCACCTGCCCCCCGCACCGGAGGGGCCGCTCGTGACGATGGCGGCCTTCGAGGCGGCCTTCGGCGAGCACGCCAAGACCCTGCTGTCCTGGGCGCGCAACTACGCCCAGCTCGTCGGGGAGTGCGAGTCGGCGATCAAGACGTGCAAGGAGCTGATCGCGATGATCAACACCGCCGGCCAGTTGCGCAGGATGTGCCCGGAAATGGTACAGTATCTGCCAGAGGAGAAGCGGTTGGCGCTCGAGATGCAGCCGCGAACAAGCGCGGTGCCGCACGACTGGAGTGCCTTCCCGCGCAATAGGGTCTACCGCATGGTAGAGACGATGGCCAAGTGCTGGATGATTCCGCGCGGCGACGATCGCTATGCTCAGAAGCGGATCACCGAGCACCAACCCAACGAGTGGGCGAGTGTGAAGGGATGACAGACCTAACCGACGTCGTGCTGGACTTCGAGACCTACTACGACACCGACTATTCCCTGACCAAGCTGACCAACATCGAGTACGTGCTCGACCCCCGCTTCGAGGTGATCGGGTTCAGCTTGAAGATCGGCGACGCGCCGGCCGAGTGGTACAGCGGCACCTTCGACGAGATGCGGCACCGGCTGCTCGAAGTCGACTGGGGCCGTGCGCGCCTCATTGCACATAACGCCATGTTCGACGCCGCGATCCTGGAATGGCACTTCAACATCCCGAGCGCGGCGAAGATCTTCTGCACGATGATGGCCTCGCGGCCATACGTCGTGCCGTACACGGGGAGCATGTCGCTGGCAGCTGTGGCCAAGTACCTGGGCGTGGGCGAGAAGGGCCACGAGGTAGAGAACCACCGTGGCCAGCACCGCGCGGACTTCACGGTGGCGGAGCTTATCTCGTACGGCAACTACTGCTGCAACGATTCCGAGCTGACGGCCGGGGTCAAGCGCGTGCTGTGCCAGTGGCTGCCGGTGGACGAGCAAGATCTGCTCGACCTGACACTGAAGAAGTACCTGCGGCCGAAGTTCGAGCTCGACCTGGAGGAGATCGCCGTCGCCCGCGAAGCGCTCAACCAGAAGCACATCGGCATCCTGGCCGGCATCGGCGCGCTGGGCGTGAGCGAGGACGACGTGCGCTCCCGGCCGACGTTCGTGAAGCTGTTGAAAGCGCGGGGGGTGGATGCCCCCAAGAAGCTCAGCAAGACCACGGGCAAAGAGACCTACGCCTTCGCCAAGGACGACGAGGAGTTCATAGCCCTGCGGCTGCACGACGACCCCGAGGTGCGCGCGCTAGTCGAAGCGCGTGGGGTCCTTAGCAGCACGCTCGAGGCGAAGCGCCTGGACAGGTTTACGAAGATCTGGGACCTGGATCTGTTCGGGGAGCATCTGCTCCCGATCCCGCTGCTCTACTACGCGGCGCACCCGGGGCGCTTCGGCGGCATGGAGCTGATCAATCTCCAGAACCTGCCGCGCCCCGACAAGAAGGACCCGCGCAAGGGCGCCCTGCGGCGCTCGATGAAGGCGCCCGCCGGGCACAGCGTCGTGGCCGCGGACTTCAGCAACATCGAGGCCCGCATCGTGGCAACGCTCGCGGGGCAGTGGGACCTGGTCGCGGCGTTCGCGAATGGCGTCGACATCTACTGCCAGTTTGCTAGCAGGGTCTACGGCAGGACAATCACCAAGGCCGACATCACCGAGAGATTCGTCGGCAAGATGTGCATTCTCGGCCTGGGCTACGGCATGGGCTGGAAGAAGTTCATGAACGTCATGAGCTTGGCCGGGGTGAAGATGACCGAGCAGGAGGCCCGCCGCATCGTGGACCTCTACCGCGACACGTACCCGGCGATCCCGGCGCTGTGGAACCAGCTTGAGGAGCTGGTGCAGAACTGCATGAGCCCCAAGGCCATGGTGAGCTGGGGCCCGTTCGTGTTCGTGCACGAGCGGATCATCCTCCCCAATGGCATGCCGATCATCTATCCGGGGATCAGGATCGACATCGACCCGGACGATGGCATGTACGGCCGCATGATCTACGACAGCAAGCGCAAGGGGAAGAAGGCTACCAAGGGCCGCCTCTGGGGCGGCGTCGTCACTGAGAACGTCACACAGGCTCTGGCGAGGATCGTGGCCACGAAGGCCGAGATCCGGATCGCCCGCGCCGGGATGCCCGCCGCGCACCAGGCGCACGACGAGCTGATCTGGGTCGTGCCCACGGAGTGGGTGGCGAAGGTCAAGCCGGCGATCGAGCGCGCGATGTGCGAGAAGTTCGTGCCCCTACCCATGCTGCCCATAGCTGTGGAGATACACGATGGCCCTACCTACGGCCACTGCAAATGAGTCCCTGGAGGGCCGGGTTGCCCGGCTCGAGAAGCTGGCCGCGGTGCACGAAGCCCGCAGCGCCCGCATCGACTGGAGCCTGGGCATGCTGACCGAAGCAGTCAGGAAGATCGTTAACCATCTGAAGGAGAAGGCAAAGTGAAGAAGATCACAGCAGCGCAGCTGCGCCGGGCCGGCGCCTGTACCCATGGCCTGGAGAAGTTCGAGGCGGCGTTCCCGCGCGGGGTCGCCCCGACCATGAAGCTGGCCGAGATGCTGTCCAAGACGATGCCCGTGTCGTTCATCAGCAACTTGCTGAAGGGCAAGTACCTCGCGGCGTACTCCGCCGCCGACCGCCGGGCCGAGAAGATCCGCTGCGAGCTCACCGACGAGGCCAACTACAAGTTTAAACGTGAGCGCGTTGCGCTGGAGCTCAGGCTGGAGCGCGACCCCATATCGCACGAAAAATACGCCAAGATGTACTGCGCCGCGCGGTGCACCTACATCTCCAGCGCCATGTACTTCGACGACGCTTACAACGTGACCCGCGCCCGCGCGGCCGTGCGGCAGTGGCAGCGGCAGAACGGACAGGTGATCCAATGACCGGAGATACATGCACATGCCCAGCTTGCCAGCAGCGCCGGGCCCGCGACGCAGAGCGCGACGTGGACCAGGTGGTGCTCGACGCCGTGTGCAACGAGCTCGCCACGGCCATGGGCAACTGGCCCGCGTTCAACTCGGCGCACGAAGGCTTCGCGGTCCTGCTCGAGGAGGTCGACGAGCTGAAGGCGCACGTGTGGACGAACCAGAAACGGCGCGACCTCGCCGCCATGCAGAAGGAAGCCATCCAGGTGGCGGCCATGGCGATGCGGTTCGCAATCGAGGTCTGCAACGAGGAGGACGGACGCAAATGAACTACCGACTACCCAAGGGTCCCGGCACCATCCACGGATGGTCGCCGAAGCTGGGCAAGCCCAAGCCGACGCGACCGACACTGCTCGGGGCGCTGCGACAGCGCCTCGGGTTCAAGCCCCAGGAGGCACGACCATGAGCATTCTGCGAGACCTGATCCGCCAGGAAATCAAGGCGGCGATCCAAGAGGAGATCCGCGGCGCCGTGCGCGCGGAGCTGACCGACCAGCCGGAGCCCGCCGCGCGCGCTTCGATGCTGCCGGACCAGCCTATCCGCCGCCGGCGACCCGTGCCCTTCCAGCATCGCTGGCCCAAGGGCACGATCGTGCGTGTCAACGGGACCTTCTTCGGGACGCCCGCCGCGCCCGGCACGCATCTGTACAAGGTGTGGTCCACCATCCGCGATCACCTGAAGCCCGCGCAGGAGATCGACCGCGGCGTGCTCACCCGCGAGATCGAGATCCTGCTGGACACCCACGGGCTCAGCAGCGCGGTGACGCAGCTGCTCAAGAGGGGCTGCCTGTCGGCGGTGGTGCGGACGTGAAGCGCGCGATCCGGTTCATGTTCCGGTTCTTAGGGGCGTGCTTCATCTGGCCGTGCGCGCTGCTCACGTTCCCGGTGATCTTCCTGTTCTTCGGTATCATGTGGATGCGCGCCTGGGCGTACGAGGAGCCGCAGACGCTCTGGTATCTGCGCCGGGGCCGGGATAACTTGCTGGCCCTACTGGCTTTCTGGAGGGACGAATGACGCACGACGAAATGGTCTACGCCGACCAGATGCTGCGCCGCGCCGTGTCCAAGCTGCGCGTCGAGGTACGCCGTGCCGTTGCCGACTACATGCGCAGCGAGGGCTGCTCCTGCTGCCAGGCTCCTGGCCACGATCTGCACGAGAAGCGTCTCGGCAAGCTGCTCAAGGTTCCGAAATACGACGACGGTTCGGGGTACAATTTCGCGAAGTATCGGAGCCCCAAATGACCAGACCAGTCGCCTTCTCGTACTCGCGCCTCGACAGCTTCGAGAACTGCCCCAAAAAGTATTGGTCGCTCAGCGTCGGCAAGACGGTCAAAGACCTCGGCAACGAGCACAGCCAGTACGGTGACATGGTGCACCAATCCATCAAGCAGTTCATGGTGCAGGGCACGCAGCTGCCCCTTCAGATCCGCCACCTCACCAAGTACCTGGCGCCGATCAAGGCGTCCCCGGGAAAGCTGATCGTGGAGCAGAAGCTGGCGATCGACGCCAACTACGAGGGGTGCGACTGGTTCGACAAAGCGGCCTACTGCCGGGTGATCAGCGACCTGACCATCATCAACGGCAAGCGCGCCATCATGTTCGATTGGAAGACCGGCAAGATGAAAGACGAGTTCCTCCAGCTGCGGCTGGCCGGCGCCGTCGTCATGCTCCTCGCAGAGGAAATCGAGGAAGCTCAGCTGGTATACTTCTGGACGAAGACAAAGAAGTTCACGCGTGACCCCGAGCGGCTCACGCGCGACGACATCGCCAAGGTGTTCAACGGCCTGGCCCCGCGCTTGCAGCGGTACCAGGACGCGCACGCTAGCGAATCATTCCCGGCGCGGCCCAACCCGCTGTGCCGGTTCTGTCCCGTAACCTCCTGCCAATACAACGAGGCCAAGAAATGAACCTAGAGAACCGCGACATCACCAACTCCGTCGGGCCCTG